CATCGGCTGTTTCCTTGTCATCTACCACCCCATAAATTCAGGGAGTGCCTTAAATTCTTCTTCCGTCATTTCCACTATTTCAATTATCATCTTGTCCCCGATGTCCATCTCTGATATGTAGGCATCCCAAATCTGTTCTTTGTCATAAACATCAACACACCAAGGCTCGTGTTCGTCAGGTCTGTATTTGATATATTTTTTCTTTTCACTCACCGGATGTCTCCTTCGACATTATTTCTTCTACTTTTATCCCCCATGCCCATGATATATTTTTGAACCATCTTTGTGCTTTTCGGAAAGCCTCTAGTTTATCCAATATTAGTTTCGGCTCATGTTTGGTGCTCCACCCCCGAGCCGTATATGGATACCATTGTCCAGAATCAGATAAAACTGATATGAGATAACCCTTAATCATCGGTTGCCTCCTTTGGCTCTACCTCTCCCTCCTCGCCCTCGGCCTCGATGCCCCCGTTAGCTTGGCTGCCAGTTCTGCATACTCGTCAAGCAGTTTGCGTTGTTCCTCAATGATGTGCGTAAGTTTCGTCAGTAGATCACCATATCCCGTCGAATCGCTGTAATGGTTTTCCACAATCTCCCTGAGCTGGGCATGGGCTTGCTTATTGCGATTCCGTGATGTTGTCCTAAACCTGTCATCCAAGGCAAACAACAACTCCTTTTCCGTCAATTTCTCACTCATCGGTTGCCTCCTCTTTGTTTACCTTCCCGCCAATTTTATGCATTCTTCCGTTAGTTTCTTTTGAAATTCTTTTACAGCATAAATATATTCAAAAATGGCAATCCGTATCAGCGAATCCATCGTGTGAAAATAAGGATTGCCTTTCAAAAAGTTTTCCAATTCTGTTTTTTCAACATCGTGTAGTTTGAATTTGTACTCATGCTTTCTTTCCATCTCCTTTTACCTCCCCGTTTCATCACTTGCCTCTTTCTGTTTATGGTAGCCAAGCACCAGCAGCGCGCGTTCTATTTCCTGGCCGTACTCGGCCAGGGTATCGAGTAGCTGTTTTAGGTCCTGGGCCTCGAGGCGCTCGATGCGCACGCGAATGCTGCGCTGGTCCTCCCTTATGCCCCATACCCAAAGCTCTTTTTCAAACAGCAGCCACTGGGTTGCCAGGCCCGCCGTAAAAGCGATGATTACAGCCACAACCAGTTGCCAGCGCTTGTATCTAATCGGCTTCATCGGGCCTCTCCCCCATCGATCTGTCGATCTCGTTCCAGCTGTGGCAGCGCAGGGTCACCTCCACGTCGCCGGTGAAGAATATGTCGACTTCATCTCCGGTTTCCTCGATGATCGGCTCCAGGCGGAAGTCCATCGTAATCTGGCGCACGATGCAGCGGGCCAGCTGCGCGTGCAGCACCTCCCGCATCGTTGCCTCGGTCGGGTTCGTGATGGTCACCTGCCGGAGGATCCGGCGCTCGCCAATCTGAACGTGTTCCTTTTTGGTTATCTCTTCCATGTCGTCTCTCCTTTCAGTTTTTGCCAGGCCACGGCTATAATGGCCGCTACGTAGACCGCGATCCCGGCTATTATCAGCAGCTTGGTCATGGCAGCCCTCCCCGGTCGCGAAGGTCTTCGAGGAATCGCCGCTCGCGCCTGTCCATGATCCATCCGGCCAGGACGAACGGCCATGTTAGCGCAAAAAACCACAGCAGCACCACAGCCATGAGCGCCATGACCAGGGCTCCCTTTAGCTTGTCCCATATTCTATAAATCAAATCTCCTCCCCTTGGCCGGTATCCACGTGCCCAGCAGCACTCGTCCGGCCGGCACTAGGGCCTTTTGGAGCCCTGTTACTCTTATCAGTTGCCGGGCCTCCCAGTCTTGCGGGCCCTTGCGAACAAAGACAAACACCCGGTCCGCGTTCCAGTTCCAGGGCACGAGCTCCAGCGGCACGGCCTTGCGCTTCCAGCTGGCCTTGGGATCCGCCGTGGCCTGGATCCATAGCGTGATGGTTCGGGCCGGATGCTTTGCAATAATGTCTGCGCCGAACACGTCGCGTATCCGGGCCCAGCGGCCCCCTATGGGCAGGTTCGCTACACGCCAGCCGCGGTGCTGCAGCCACGCCGTCAGTTCGGCCTGGAAGTTAAGAGCCTTTTGTCGGTCCGCTTTGCCCATCGTGCTCCATCCTGTCAAAGAGCTGCTGCTGGCGTCTCAGCTGGTCCTGAAGCTTCCCGGTTAGGCTCTGCAGCACATCGAGCGTGCCTTGGATCGATACCAGGGCCTCGTTTGTCCTGTGGGCAGCCTCTTTCGCATACACCATGACATCGGATATGTTCATGTTTTTGTCGAGGTCGAGGCTGAGGCGCCACCACTGGCCGGCGTTGTTCCGGCTCTCCACCATGCCGCGCCGGTTTAACTTGCGCAGCACGTAGGATGCCTGGGCCACCTCTGTGCGCTCGGCTCCCGCCCTGAGATGGATGTGAGCGTTTATCTCCTTTGTGCTCAGCCACCTGGGCTTGTTCCGTTCCAGGTACGCCAAGACAAAACGCTCCGCGTTCTCCGTCTTTTCCTGTTTCCTTTTTGCCATTCGTCACCTCCTGTTATGAGAATACTTTTTTCTTTCCGCCCGCCGCTTCCGGGCCCTTGCGCTGTTGGTCGATCCGGCGCAGCAGGCACTCGCACTTGCGTGCCACCTTGCGGCCGTCCTTTTCCTCGAGGATCCAGCCAGTATTGGAGCATTGGTCGCAGTAGCTGTCCATGTATTGCGGCCGGTCGCGGTCCATGGCCTCCCGGGCCAGGTGCGCCACCTCCGGCACCGTCGGCACCGAGCGCTGGTCAAACAGGTCGCCGTCGCGTTTGTTCCGGATCGCCTGGTCGATGGCCTCCAGGATGTACTGGAGCGGTATGCTGGCCAGTTGGTTGAAATAGCTGTCCACAATGCCCGGCTCCGGCCTCCGTGTGAAGGCGTTTAGCATCTCGACCATCTTGCGCGCGAAGGTGTCCTTGTCCTCATGTTTCATTTTTTCCTCCGCCTCCTGGGCTTGCGCATGGTGGAAAGGGCGGCGTAGGCGAGCAGTGCCAGCATGCCGCAGAGCCAAAGTGCGGTTGCTCCGGCGGCCAGGGCCATCATCTGCAGCACTAGGATCATTTGCTCCTCTTACCAGCCAAGGTTCCTGTCGTCTTCGAGCCCGCGCCTATCTTTCCACTTGGCGCATGGGTAGTCGTTCACCTTGCGGTGCTCCTCCCGCACTATGCACCAGATCAGGTCGCTGCTTTCGGCCTCCTCGGCAAACAGGCAGCGCCCGCATGTGTAGTTGCTCATTTGTCCTCCAGTCGTTCTAGGTTGCTTTTCGTCCGTATGCTTATGCCCTGCAGTCCCAGCGCGTCGGCCAGATCCTGCACCTTGCCCCAGCTGGGCTCCGGCAGGTTGTGGCCCTTGCTGTCGGCGCCGATGCTCACAAATTCCGGCCGGGCCAGTGCCACTAGCGCTTCCATAGGCTCTGGATCGAAGTCCATGACCGGCTCCACGCTCACCATCCTGCGGGCCGTCCGGCCCAGGAGCCTCAGGCTGGCAGCCCGGTCAAACACGCTGGCTCCCCCAGTGTAGTGGTTCGGGCGGTTCGTTTCGATGGTGGTCCCGAATATTGTGGATGGCGGGAACTTGCCGTGAAACTCGAAGTAGCGCTTTGGGTTTTTCGATTGGAAGAGGTACGTGTTCTCCGGGTGGTCCGCGCATTTCTGCAGCACGGCTCTTATCCAGTCTGGATTGACGGATGCCGCGAACATGTCGGTCCCGCTGCCCACAAATATGGTGCGGTCCTGGCCAAGGTCTGTTGTGAGCTCTCGGCTCTTGAGCTCCAGGGCTTTGAGTGGGAAGCGCCGCATGTAGCAGTACATGCAGCCGTGGGGGCATCGGCCCTTTATCGGGTTCCAGGTGTGGCTCACCCAGGGGTACATGTTTCCCTTGCTTTCGCGTAGTGCCATGGGTCAGTTGTAGTGGAGCGTTTCCGCGGTCACCGTAATCGTGTGGGTTCCTATTTGGGCCGGGTCGTCGGGGATCGTTATGTCTATCTGCAGGCCCCTGGGCGAATCCGGGCCCAGGGTTATGGTGTCGTCCCCCAGCGGGAACACATAGGTCCAGTCGGCCGGGACCTCGACCGAGATCTGGATCTCTCCTGCAAATTCGTTAACTGAGGTGACGGTCACGCCTAGCGGGACGGTTCTGCCAATGGGCGATTTCCAGCCCTCTGGATAATTGAGCGCGAGCTCGAAGTCCGGCTTGGCCAGCACGTCTATGGTGGCCGTGGCTGTCTTCGTTATGATCGGCGGCGTCTGCGTGAAAACGATGATGGCCGCCACCACCAGGGCCAGCACGATGAAGATTATGCCGGCAATCAAAAGGCTTTTGTCTTTCATTTTTTCCCTCCATTCTTTTTTTTATCCACATGCCTGCGCAGCTCTTCCTGGCGGCTTGCCAGCAGGCTGCGGTAGGTTATGAGGTTTCGCTTTTTTGTGGGCGATATGTTTTTGTTTCCCTCTAGCAGAGTCTCTAGACGGTAGAGGGCGAGCTCCACGACCTTGCGCTCGCCCCGGTACTTTGTTCTGAGATGGTCGTACTCCCTGCGCTTGCATACGATGTAGAAGAGCGTGTCGAGCTCGGCGTCGTGCCTGAATATCTTTATGCCTCTCACGAATGATACCATAATTTCCTGGGCCAGGTCCTTTCGCCCGGGATCGTGCGGGCCCAGCAGCTTGGTGGCCCTGCCCAGGGCCTGGTTGTAATAGTGCTTTAGCACCATTCCCGAGGGTCGCTTCATTGCTGAGCCTCTACCTCGTCAAGATACTCGTCTATCCTTGCCATAAGCTTTTTCGCTTTTTTCTCGTCCTTTTTGTCCCAGCCTGCGAGCGGGCTCAGGTCGGCAGCGGTCCCCAGGATCCTGGTGAACACAACCATGCAGCCCAGCCTGACCGGGCCGGTTTTTTTATGAAACTTGTGCAGCGGGCAGCCCCGGCAGCCTCTGTCTGCATACTTTATGCAAAATGGGCAAGCGGTGCTTGGCCATGAGTTGGGTGTCGGTTTGGGGTTGAACCGCCTGCGGATCCAGGACCAGTCCTCTGCGCTTATGCTTATGAGCTTGCCGTCGATGCGTGTTCTAATCCTTTTCGCCATCTTTTTCTCCCATGATCCGCTCCCACCATGCCTGGCCGTAATTGACTCGGTGGTAGGGCGTGGGCCCGCGGAGGCGAAGCTGCTTGTACATAACGGGGTCAGGGCTGCCGTGGTTCGTCTCGAGATTGTATCCCGGGTAGAATGCCCCAAATCCTCCAAACAGAGCGTCCACATAAATCTTAGCCACGATGCTCGCTGCGGCCACCTCGTAGATTCCCTTGTCGGCCTTTGTCTTGCAGGTCACAGGGATCCCGATCTTGCGGCGCATAAGATTGAGAGCGGCCGCTGAGAAGTAGCCGTCAAGCAGAACGCTGGCCTTGTCTGTGCTTATTTGCATTGCGTAGAGCTTGTCGAGCAGCTGGCGCACGGCTGCTATCATGGCGTTGTTTCTGGCCAGGTGCACGCCTATATGGCTTATGTCCTGGACGGTTGCCAGGGTGACGGAGTAGATGTTGTGCTTTTGGAGCTCCGGCCAGACCTCGAGGCGCTGGGCTGGGCTCAGGAGCTTGCTGTCTCGCACGCCGGGCACTCTTTTGTTGGTGGGCGTTAACGCGCATACCACACAGTCGCCGGCAATGCTGGGGCTGAAGTTCACCTCATCGACTCCTATTATCATCTGGCCGCCTCCTGTGTTATTTCGTAGAGGTGGCTGACCTCTCGCCGCCGTAAAAAGGGCCGCCGTCGCGTTTGCCGCGGAAATTCGCTTGGCGAGAGGTGTGCCGCGCGAATTTGCCTCGGCGTTCGTTTTTTTTCTGTGCGGTGTGGGTACCGCAGGGTTTTTAGATTTTTTTTCTTCATTTTTCCTCCTTGGGTTTTTTCACCCATGCCTCCAGGCTGGGTGGCAGCTTGTCGCTCCGCGGGTCGAATTTATCCGTGCCTCCTGACTTCTGTTCCCTGGAAAGCCAGTTTCTGATGAAGGCTGCCCAGTTTTTTTTCTGGCCTTTTCCCGGCGCTCCTGTGCTCGTTGTCCAGTTGCGGATGCACCAGTCGGCCATGCGCAGGAGTTCGAGTTCGATATCGCATTTCGGGTATGCTTTTTTCCAAAGATTGAGGTCTTCGGTGGTGATGCCCCGCCAGAGACGCGCGCGCGCGTCAAACCTAAGTGCTACGCTATTGGTATCATCAATACAGTTCTTCTTCTTCTCTTTACTTTTAACTTTACATTTAAATTTAAGGCGGTTTAGGACCGGGGTACTGCTGGGGTGCCCCTGGTGTTCGGCTGGCGGGGGGCTGAATTTTGATGGCGCTTCGTCGCGGGTCCGTGGTTTGTTGAATGTGTGGAATGCCTTGTACTGGAGGACAGGCTGCTTGTGCTTTGGATCCTCGTAGAGCAGCACCAGGCCCGCGTTCGAAAGGTCCTCGAGGCTGTCGATTATCTGGCCTGGCGACCAGGAGAGCAGCGGGCAGACGTCGAGCTTGATCTCTTTCGGGTCGGCCCAAAGCCGGCCCTGGACATCCAGGTGCGGCAGCATGATGCAGTACAGGGTTCTGCTCCGCTCGAATCTCAGAGCGGCAAACTTTTCTGAGCGCGATATGCGCTTGTCTATTATTCTGCCTCTCGGCATGTCACCTCCTTTTGTCATGGGCGGCGCCGGCGGTCCATTGCGAGGTTGCGCTTTGGGAGGTTATCCAGGTTCGCACCGGCCGCCGCCCTTTTTTGTTCAATCGATGAATCCTATCGCGGCTTTTATCAGCGGAAGCTGCTTGTCAAGCACCCGGGCCATGTCGGAGAGATGTTTCGTTCCGGCTGCTATTGTCTGGATCGCACACTGGTCGGAGCGCCTGTCCCACCAGGCGCAGTCGCTTCGCTGGCAATATACCACGCCGCAAGTCCTCAGCGGGCATGATTTTTGGTCTTGGTCAATCATCCTCTGTGCCTCCTATGTAGTTTATGGTGGTGCTGCTGGCCTGGGTTTCCTTTTGGTACTTGCGCTGCATGAGCTGGCGCACGGCCGGTGGCAGCTGCAGGCTCTTTGTGGTCCATGTCCTTGTCGTTATCTCCACATCGTGGTGGATGGCGTTGGCACCGTAGAATCGCCCGGGCGCGTTTTTTGTGCCTATGAGCTTGCGTTCCAGGGCCCGGCTCTCATCCACGGCCTCCTGGAGGGCGAGGTAGCGCTGGATGTCCTTGTAGTCCTCAGCGGTTATCTCCTGGAGGTTCGATACGTACTGGAGCGGCTGGCAGATGTGCTCGAAGTCGCAGAGGCCGCAGACGTCGCTTTCGTATTCAATCCTTGGCGGCAGCGTGCCCGCGGCCACGTGCTCGTTCACGGCGATGCAGGTTTGGATGTGCTGCTCGGCCATGTCGTAGTCCAGCATCATGGGCAGGATCCTGGGAAGCTTCCCGAAGCTGCCGAGGATAAGAAATCCGCCCTCGTGGCCCTCGAGGAGAAGGTAGAGGTTCAGCTGCCCGGGCTTGCGCCGGATCCAGTGCTTAGAGTGGTTCTTTATCGCGTCGATGTTGCGCGTCGAGTCCCAGTACCAGGGCATGACGCTCGTGATCTCCATGGGCCAGCGGCGCTTCTCCGCGCCCACAATGAAGCCGTCTATGCGGCCCCGCAGCTGATACTTGTCCCAGCTTGTGCTCAGCTGCTGCAGCTGCACTTTGTAGCCGCAGCGGCGAAGCTGTTCCTCGACCTCGTCCTCCATGGCGATGCCGGCGTCCAGGCGCGCCTGCACATGGACGTCCTTTTGTTTCCGCTCTCTCCAGTGAGTGCGCGCGTAGACTAGAAATCGCCGGCAGGGATGAGGCACCTCGCTTGCCCAGTTGGCGGCATCGTGCGGCTTAGGGCCTCCGGCCTTTTCCAACTTGCGCTGGAGGTTGGCCTCCATCCTGTTGCCTATGTCGAATGAAATCTCGCGCAGCTGCTGGAGTGTGAGCTCCTGCTTAGCCATCGGGACCTCCGTTTAACACGGCCCCGGCTATCGAGCTGTAGATGTCATCCCACAGCACGATATAGTACTCGCGGGCTTCATCGGGGCCTATCTCAAGGATGATTCCCTCGCCGTCGTAGCTTGCGTGGAGCGGCGTGTCAGCGTAGCTGCCGCTGCCCAGCGCCACGCGCAGACGCATGCCTGTGGTCTTCCGGTAGGGGATCGTGATGGTTGTCTGCTTGCTGTCCATGCCGGGCCTCACCAGGTGAATGGGTTAAGCCAGACAAGCATCATGTACATGTAGGCCGCCCAGCTAAGGCCTGCGGCTGCCCACAGAATAATGTCGGCAATGCTCGAGTTTTTCTCTTTCATTTTTCCTCCTTTTTTTTGTCTGCAGATACGCTCCAGGCCAGGGCCGCTACCCAGCCCAGCAGAGTGAATCCCAGCAGCAGGTTAATAATGGCGATGGGTCCTGTTTGCCGGTGCTGCCGCTTGGCAGCGATGATGGTCGGCAGGAGGTAGAGCGCGATGGCCGCGATGGCCGCGCCCAGCAGTGCGAGAGCGCCCGCGGCGCTTGTGGCTGCGCTCGATATCCTGTCCTGCAGCGGCTCGTAGCCGGCATAGCCGGCGTTGCGGGAGTCCTGCCAGCCGATGTAGATGCAGAGGGCCACCAGGGCCGCTCCGACCAGGGCCCAAATCAGCAGGGCTTTTTTCGTCTTTGCTTTCATTGCTCCTCCCTTTTCCTGGCCCGGCGCAGCTGCCATAAGGTGGCAAAGAACGCCGTGATTGACGCCAGCCATAGTGCCAGGGCGATGATTCTCAGCCATTCGGGCCCATCGAATTTTACCGCCCCTGCCAGCAGGGCGCATGTGGCCAGTGTCGCCATAACCAGGATGGTTGCCCGGTCGTGGAGGCGCTCAACTTTTTTGCTCCACATGGGTCATTCCTTTTCGGGGTCTGTGGTCGCGGGATCTCCCTCGAAGAGCGGCTTTTCTGCTTTTGGCTTTGGCTTGCTGGCTTTGGGATCCGTCTCGTCTTCGGTGGCCTCTTCGACCGCCTGGGCTTCCTCGTCGGGCTCGGGCTCTATCGATTCGCGCACCACCTCGGCCTTGATCTCTGTGGATCCCTGCTCCGCCTGGCGCATGACCTGCTCCATCTCTTCGCTTCCGTGCTCGTGGCGCCAGCCCCAAACGGTCACGGTGGCGACGCCGTTGTTGTCCGGCTCTACGCGGCCCACAGCGATCCCGGGGTGTGTCTTCAGGATGTTCCTCTCCACGATGGTTTGGGCGATGCGGTCGCCGAATCGCTGACGCTGTGTGTGCTCCTCAAGGCATTCCTTAATGGCATCGTCGCGATAGTTGATCCAGAGCCCCAGCGGCGGCGCCGTGGGCAGGAATACCCACTTGCCATCCTCTTCCGGCTTGTCGTCCTTGGTACCTATGCGGGCGGCGTTTGGGTGCTTCAGCTGGCCTGTCTTTTCGGCCTTGCCCTTTTGCTTGTTGTACTTCCATTCTTCCCTGTTCATCTTGGATTGAATGCTCTGGATAAAGTAGGTGTAGACGTTGTAATAAATGGTTTTGTCGATGACCACCAGGTTGCCCGCCGGGCTGTAGCCTATGCCCATCTTGCGGACGTTGGCCGTGAGGACGGCTTTGGTGTCTGGATCCCGCTCGATCATGGGATTGGGGCAGTCGTGGCCGTCTACGCTGATTTTCTGCGGCGTAAAAAGCGATACGCTGGCCACCTTGTTGAGCTGTTTGTAGCCGTCGTAGGTGACCGCCCATTTCTGGCCCACCTTGTAGATGTGGTCCTTGCTTTCGTAGAGCTGCATCTCCGCCTTGACGGGCCTCATGATGGCTCCCTGCGGAGAGCGCTTCACGTAGACCGTGCCGAACTCGGCGCGCAGCGCCAGCTTGTCATCCGGCCGGTTATCCTGGGTTGCTTTGTTTGTCATTCGTCCTCCTTGAGTTTTTTATTTTTGTGTGCTACCATCGCCTTAACTTTCCCCGGCCTGGCCGCCGAAAATCACCGGCAATTCCTCCTTAGCCAGGCCGCTTTATTTTTTCAAATAATTCCATAGGTCGCTTACTTGCTTGCGGATGTCCTCGAGCGCATCCTTGGTTGCCCGGCCCTGCGCCTTGAGCTCTTCTCGTGATTCTTTGGGCGTGCCGCCGAGCTGGAACTGCTCTAGCAGCCAGCGCTCGTAGCCAAGCAAGCGCCGGTTCGCTGCGAGTGTTTCCTTGCGCAGCTTTTTCACTTCTTCCCGGAGCTCCGCCACCTCTACCACCACATCCTCGTGCTTGCGCTTTAGCAGCTTGTGCCACTGGCGCTGGTGATCGCTGTTGGGGCAGAAGTGCTGCCATTCCCGGTTCGTCCCAAACTCCCGCCGGCAGCTGGGCAGGCGGCAGGTCCGCCAGTACTTCCATCCGGCGCTTTTGTCAAAATGGCTTTTGTGTTTTTTAGCCATTCTCAGGCCCTCTCGCGGCCGAGCTCTGTTTGTGTGCGTGAGTGCTAAAGGCTCCGTGTAAATGCATATACGGATTTTTTACGGTACTTTGGGGTTCGGTCGTAGATGGGTTTTTAGCCCAGGGCTCTGTGGTGCCCATTGGGCGCTATCCTTGCCGGGTCTGTTTCTGTGCTGCTGGGGCAGTCCCGGCATGGGCCTCGATGAAGATGCGGATGAGGCGCCTCATCGATGGCAGCGGGGTGTGGCGCCCGGTGAACCAGCGATGCAGGGTCGTGTAGCTGATCTCGAGCTCCCGGCAGATAGCCTCGTTGCTTAGCTTTTCGCGCTCTTTGATCTCGCGCAATTTCTCTAGCTCGTATACCATATTGTCCTCCTGTGCTTTAAATAATATAGGTCGCCATGGCGCTTGTCAAGTGTTTTATAAAAGTTTTTGGACTCCAGGGCCTGGCGGGATCCTGGCGCCGGCGATTCCGGGTGCATTGCTGGCCGGTCGCGCCGGCCGCGGGTGGGTCCCGGGACGCTTCTTCCCTGGGGGGGCTCCTGGCCAAAAGAGGACCGGCCTTTTTGGAAAGATGGGAAAAAAGGCCAAAAGTGCCCAAATACTGTGCAAAATCCCAACTTTTTTTCAAGTTTTTTTGAAAAAGACTTGACATTCGCCATGGCAAACGCTATATTATTAATAGGATGAAAAAGAAAAAGGGCGACAGAGAGACGGTCAGCGGATGTCAAGGCCAGTTAGGTCAAGTCCTTTTCCTTGGCTCTTTGAAAAAAGAAAGCTGAATAGGCTGCCTGGGGTGACTGCCCCAGCGCTCCTCGGCCGGCGAACCGGGCGGTAGCTGACGCGAGTCAGCGAGAATCGGATGGCTGCCCGAGGGTGCCAGCGCTGCGGCGGGTGTTCCCGGGGGCTCGAAAAGCAGAATCAAAAACCTCCCTCCCAAATTCGAAAGCGGGGAGGGCTTCTTCCCGCTCCCTCCGGTGCTAGCCGGCCGGGGGCTGAAGAGATAGGCTTAATTTTTTTTGGGAGGTTTTCTGTGAAATACACAATCGAAAAACTGGAGCTTGTGGATCCCGAGCGGAACCACTGCAAATTTTACGAGCTCGAGTATGACGCGTTCGATAAGAGCGCTGTCGTGGTCACCCGCCGCTGGGGCCGCATCGGCACCACCGGCCAGGTCCGAAAGGATACGTTCCCTACCAGCGTCGAGGGCTATGCCTTCTTCAACGAAATCCTTTACTCGAAGCTGCGCAAGGGCTACCGCACGGTAGATTGCTGAACGCCGAAACCGGGGCATCAGGGCCCGGGCATGTGGGCTTTGTCTGCATGCCGGTCCTCCCGGTCCCTCGGGTTGACATCCCGGGGCTGACGAGGCTGTCAGATTAAATCTTTTGGGAGGTTTTCAAATGTCTAAACTTTCATCTTATGCAATGGGCGGCGGCCGCAAGGCTAAGCCGGTTACGGATCCGTCCAAGTTCTCGCGTCATTTCAATCTGGACGATGTCGAGGGCATCATCGGGTTGATGGATGCCAACGTTCTGGTGGCTGCGGCTGCCGGTCAGATCGACCTCAACGAGGTCGCTTCCTGGGAGTTGGCCAATCGCGGGATGAACCGCATGGGCGAATGGGTAGGCTTCGACGAGGCCAAGAGGCGCCATGAGGCGCGCGCCGTCACGCACGGCTGGCCTAAGAGGTAGCCGAAACGGAGGGCTCCCCGATCCTCCGTCCCTCCGGGGTGACTTCCCGGAGGCTGATGAGGCAAGTCGAAAAATTTTGGGAGGTTCAAAAATGTTTGAGAAAGACTGTGATTATGAGGTCATGAAAGACGGCGCCAGCCTGGTCGCTTCGGTGGCCATGGGATCCGGCATCGGCACTTCCTGGAGGCAGAAATCCTTTAAGCTTCCTAAGGGCGCGCTTATCCACTACGAGGGCCGCGGGAAGGCCATTTTTTCCGGCAGTGTCGAGATGGAATTCTTTTCCATCGTGACCTCGGGATTTGGCGCAGACGCCGGTTCGGACATGAGCGGAGTTGTTTACTTCAAAGGCTATTTCGAGCCTAATTCCTGGGGCTGCGTGCCTGCTGGGTATCTCCGCAAGGTCGACTAATCGAAACGGGGGCTTGGGGCCCTCGTCGCCGGGAGGTGACCGTCCCGGCCTGAAGAGATAGGTCGAAATTAATTTGGGAGGTTTTCTAAAATGGCTAAGAAAAAAGAACAGTGGGCAATCGATTATGAGGTCCGGGTCGCGGCCATCCGGCGGGCGATTAATGTGGACGGCCACAAGTTCTATCTTGACACCTATTTGGGCCGCAAGCTGGTCCTGGCCATTGACGCGGATGGCAGCACTGCTGTTTCCGGCCTTGGCACCTGGAGCCAGCACTCCTGGGCGATCTGCTCCACTCAGGTTTATCCCTGGGCAGAGGAGATTGGGATCCCTCAGGACAAGCACTTCAAGTTCGAAGTGTTCTCAACTCACCGCAGCGAGCAGGCCGCCGAGAAGCGGGCGCTCATGGAGCTCGATGTCAAGTCTTTTGTCGATTACCGGATCGTCAACCAGCCCAATGGGCTTTCTGTCCTATGGGTTGCTAGATGACAGCCGAAACGGGGCGCCGCCCCGTCCTCCCGGGAGTGACCGTCCGGGAGCTGAAGAGGCAGGTCAAATTATTTTCTTTGGGAGGTGTTTTTATGAGTAAGGAAAAACTCGTTTCTATTCCAGCCGGGTTTAAGTGCCCGGCCGTTGCTAACTTGCCGGCGGATCCGGCGCTCGAGAGTATGGAGTGCTCGGTGTTCGGTCAGACAAACTGGTTCTGCCCCTACGCTGCTTTTCCGTGCTTAGAGGAGCGCCGGCTGAGCGCTGACTGTCCGTATGCTCCTGCTGAAATCTGGCGCCACTTCCGGAATTTCCGCGAGCGCGTAGAGCTCGAGGCGCTGGAGGGAAAGGGATGACAAAAATCAAGGAATATTTAAACACTCCTGTTTTTGTTTTTCTCTATGAAGATGCTATTCCGGAGGTCATTCTCTGGATGGTGTTTTACAATGGCATCGTCGATGCCGTGGAGCTGCTGGCGGCATGGCTCGGGGATGCGTCCGAGACTTATCTTCGCGGCTTAACGGTTACCGTCGTCGACGCCGATGAGCTGCCGGGCGATCCCTTTGAGTGGATGTGATCGAAACGGGCCCTTGCGGGCTCGTCGCTCCGGGTTGATCACCGGGGCCTGATGAGATTGATCAAATTTTTTATGGGAGGTATCGTTATGGACCGTTTAAGTGGACAGAAAAATTTCCACTACGGGCTGGACTTCGTACTCAGTCACCGCGCCGAAGATGTGGCAGAGGCCATCGATATGCTGGCCAGCCGCAATCGCTTTGAGAAGGTCAAGCGGGTCGTTATTCGGCCTGAGGAGAAGCCCGCTCTGCGACGGCAGCTCGAGGAGCGCATGAAGGTGCGCCGCCGCAAGGCTGAGCGCCGCCGCGGGGAGTACCGGAAATGACCTTACAGGCACTTTTGGTAATAGGGCTGCTGCTCTGGTGCTTTGCGCTGACCGTGCTGCTTATGCGCGAGATGCGCCGCTGCGACCGGATGCGGCACAAGCTGCTTGAGATCCTCCGCGAAATGACGGCGGATTCTCACCAGCAGGATCTGTTCCCCCAGGCTTATCGTGATGCGGTTTCGCATTACTCTCTGGCCATAGAAGGAGTTGTCAATGAAAGTGATTAGCGAGATTAAGCTGCCAGGTGATATCGAGGTCAAAAAGGTTCCGTCCGACCAGATCCGCGTAGAGATCACCATGGAGTGCACGGACATCTATTTCCGCGAGCTGGATGCATCGATCCAGGAGGCGGTGGGAAGGTCGTTCCAGGAGCTGCTGCAGAGCGCTGTTATGCGACAGGTGGAAAAGGTAGAGGAGAATTACCTGGAGCGGATTCGGGCGAAATCTTAGCCGAATCGGGACCATTCCCCGGAGGTCCCGATGGTGCGGCGATGGCTGACCGCGCCCTGATGATCGCGAGAGCGAGTGCGCCGAGAGGTGCACGGCAGGCCAAAATTCAACGGGAGGTATCGTTATGAAAATTTATTTCGGTGTTGGCTCGGGTCCCGGCCCGAGGCTGATCGAGGTCCTGGGAAGCCGGGACGGTGCGGGCAGAGAGGCTCGGCCCTATCCGCTGCGCCATTTCGTCCGGCACAGTCCGGATGGCTTTCAGTGGGGATATGCAGGGAGCGGGCCCGCGGATGCGGCGCGCTGTATTTTGATCGATTGCGTAGGAGTCGATCTGGCGGATCGTTTTTACCAGCGATTCAAGCAGGACTTCATCGCTCCTGCCGGCGACCGGCTGTATATCACGGAGGCGGAGATCCGCGAATGGCTGGAGGATCAGGCTGGGTACTATGGATAAGTTCGAGTCGCAGGAGGTCGGGTTTCAGCTTGCTGCGGAGGCCGGCGTTCCGGTCCGCGGCATCGTCGATGGTGTAAGGTACATTTTCTTTCCTTCTGGCCATCGCAAGGAGGTCAGAGCAGGAGGCATGAAACGCTCGCCCACGGCGCCGCTCGATGCGGATACGAAAGTCGTGAGGTGCCCGGCGTGTCGCTTCACAGTATTCCGGGATGGCTGCTGCAGCTACTGTGGAGAGAAATTTTAGCCTCCCAAATCTTTTAGGCCCAGGGGCCGGTTGGTTCCTGGGCCTTTTTTTTTGGCCAAAAATATCGGCGCACAGGCGGCTTCTGGTCGCCTCGTTTCGTAAAAAGCCGTATTTCAGGATGAAAGCGCAGGATAAATAGTGCAAAAAGCCCTAATATTGCACAAGCTATTGAAATTGTGCTGTTTAGGCCGGAATAAAAACGCTCTGAGAGGCGCTACGGCGGGCGTTCTCTTGTCGATGCTTATATCCGGTCGCTCAAAATTAGGGCAGGTAGTCGTCCCAGCCGGAAGCCGCTGCCCGGAACCAGGGATCGGCGTTTTCCATCAGGGTCCGGTAGGTCCAATCGGTCGATGCAAACTGGCCCTCCCAGCCTGAGGCCGTGTGCTTAAAATGAGGCCGCAGGTTGAACTCCACATCATAGCCGGCGGCCAGAACCTCCCGCGTCATGGCTCGTGTGGCAGCCGGCGTGTCGGTCGGTGTGCAGCCATCCTGGCTCAGCACATACCTCACGTCGGGCTTTCCTACCGTGGCCACTCGGCGCAGCGCCGTGGGTCCGTCGCAGCAGTTGTGTATGCTCATCTGGCAGACCTGCTCCAGGCGCTTCGTTTTTAGCCAGGATTCGTCCAGGCCGTTTATGCTGCTCTGCACGGAAAATTTCGGCCAGTGCGCCCAGCCCTCCGGCCGGTATGGCTGCAGGGCGTTCCACAGCAGCTGGTGCCAGCCTTGCGCGGCCCGCACCTCGTTGCCGAACTCGATCTTCACAAACGGCCAGTGCTTGGCTGCCAGGCAAAACAGCCGGTTGTAGTAGGCCATAAGATATTCGCCGGTCTTCACCCACGTGGGCTTGTCCTGGTGCTGGTCCTCGTAGTGGTGGTACATGGCGCCCCACTGGCTGCTGCCGGCCGCCGTGCCATTGCAGTTGTTGTCGCCGTTCCACCAGCTCCATTTCCAGTAGCCGGGCGGGTTGGGCTTTATGCTGCAGTGGTCGTTAGCGCTTATCACGGCCGTCAGGTGCCGCTCGCGCATCATGGCCAGGCGCCTGTCGACCAGGGCCCAGTAGTCCTCGTTGTACTCGTCCAGGTCGTAGTCATCGGCGGCATAGTCCGGTCCCATTCGCCTGTAGGGCTGCAGGAGCCATGGCCAAGTGTGCGGCTCCCAGCCGCCCCATGCCATGCCGCGGATCTGGTTGCCGGCGCGCAGGCTGCAGAACCAATTAAGAAACGCCCCAAACTCCTCGTCGGTGGTCACGTGGTTTATGTACATGGGCGGGATCAGGCAGGTGCACACGCCCACGTGCGCGTCGTTTATTTTTAGCTTCGGGTAGCTGAGCTCCAGCGGGAGCTTCACCACCGGCTTGGGCACGTATAGGTCAATGACGCGGTCCACGGCCAGCTTTGTGTCGCGGCATGCCTCGTTATAAAACTGCACGGCGCCCCGCAGCCGGTGGGTCGCCTGGTCGTCCTCTATGATGGCAAGCGCATTGTCACGGGCGTTGCGCACACCGGCCGCCCCTTCGTTCACCCGCTGCTTTACCAGGTTAAGGCTTGCTATTATTTCCTCGTTGCTCATGTCATCGCTCCTGTTAAATGGATTGCAGATGTGCACCGAAATAGGTGTTTTGTGCACCGTTGTCTATGTCTATGTTGCCGCCGGTATCCTGGTATGCCTGCATGATGTAAGACCATCCAGCCTGGGCGTAGACGACCTTGGATATCCCTGCGGTCAGGCGTGAGGTGCTTGCGCTTTGTCGCTGGTCGCGAGCCACCACGACGGCGTTTACCAAGAGGTCGCAGTAGTGGAGTGAGCTGTCGACGGAGCCTTTGTATAAAATGTTGCCAAAAATATGCCAAAATCCGCTCACCGGAAATGTGAACGTATAGGTGCCGGTGTTGTAATTTCCTCCTGAGTCGAATTCTTCTGTATCGCATTGAACCGTGGTCAGAGTGGCTGTGTTTATCGTTTGCTCGTTGTTAGCGTATGCGAGAAAACGGCTGTTTGTCCTTATGTGATTGTCGCCCAGCTCTACGCTGGCAAACTCCGGCTCCACGTCGCAGCTCATGCGGGCCTGCAGCACCTCGTCCCATGCAGGTGTGCCGCTGGGCTGGCATGCGCCGCTTACCGGTCCGCCCGCGCCCAGCTTATGGTAGAGCTTGTCATCGTCGGCATCGCTGGCGACCATGCCAGGCTGTGCATCGGTCAGCGCGCTCTGCGGATCGCTTTGCCGCCAATTGTTTTTCATGTGATTTACCAGCGTATCGCAGAAGCCTTCAAAGCCCTCGTAGTCGGCGCCGTTTAGCAATTCATTTCGTGTGCTCATTGTTGTTTTCCTCCAGTTATTCGCATGGGCATATCACCTTAAGCGGGCTACCGCCCGGCAGGCTGTCGTCATCGCAGCTGCCAATATAGCCAAAAAAGCGCATGTACTGTGTCGCGTCCTCCCAGCTGTTGGCAATTTCGCTGCAGCGCCCGATGATAAAACACTGCGATACGAGCCATTCCAGGTCCTCTGCCTCCACGGCTATTTTTTGGTTCATCCAGTCGTAGGTGAGCGCCGTGACGTAATAATAATGCCCGGCGTTCCCCTCGCCTGTGGGGCTTATGTCGTATGGATCCTGGAGCTTAAAGTTATCAAAAATATCGATGTCCTCGATCATCTCCATGGGCAGCGTGAATGCCACCTTGCGGTGGCCGTAGGCCCGGCGCCGGAGATCCTCGGCGATACGCTGGATCGCAAAGTCCGAGCTGTTGATCCAGGGGTATTCCCATGCCTCCTCGTTGCGGTCCTCGTAGTCCTCAACGGCGTCTTCTCGCTGCTTTTCTTCAGCTCCCAGCCACAGGCTTGCGGCCGGCTGGTAGTCCCATTTGGCTTTGACAAAGTTGATGGCTTCCGGAAGGTCATAGGTTCTATCGGGCGCCTCCATCGTGTGCACCTGGGCCCATATGGTGAAGTCCGTTTCGTAGTTGGTGAGGTCTTTGCGGCCTGACGTAAAACGACCATATCGGTCAGGCCAGATTTTGATTCCGGCGCTGAAAAGAAGCTCCTGGAGCGAGGAGTCGGCCTCCTTGAGTTCTGTTCCGGCCCAGCGGCCGATCTCGCCGCACCCTTGGTCGTCAAATAGGTCGGCCACCTCGTCGAAGCTGGCCAGGTTGATAAAGGCCAGCGGCACCTGGCAGATAAAAACCAAGAAAAACAGCAGCACGTATGCCGGGTTTTGGACATAGCCGTTGGCGCTGTTCCATAGCCCAAACCGGTATCCGGTGCAGTTGAAGGTAATCTTTTTATCTCCCTGGTCCGCGTTGAAATCGATATAGGTGCGGCCGTAAGCGTCGTATGATATGGTATAGTCGTTTCCTGCCCCCTCTGTCTGCAGGGATCCGGCGCTCCAGACCTGAGTTATGCCAACTGGGCCTCCTGCAGCCGCATATTTAAACGCCGATGTGTCTACGCAGTGCGCCTCGATGGCTCCCGGGTTGCTTCCTGTCGTATGGGAGTGCAGGCCCAGCAGCTCGGGGTACCCCATGCCCAGCGCATTCTCATGGGCATCGGGCCATTCGCTCTCCGTGATAGTGTAGCGCGGCAGCACTTTGCGGAGGTGTTTGCGGCTTATGTCTTTAAGCAGGGCGCGGTATACTGGGCCCTGGAGGCTGTTGTCATCGACGATGCCGTAGAAGACGGCATGCTCCCAGTGCGCAGGCTCGCTGGCCCAGGCATGGGCAATCTCCACCACCTGATTTTTGCAGTATCCGGTGGCCAGCAGTTTCTGGAATTCCATGTCATGGCTGGCCAGGTCCACGGTCACGTCGCTTATGTTGTACATTCCGGTCATCTCGTCGATGCTGCGTTTCAGGGTGCTTACATTCAGTAGGCGTCCGTGCCAGAAGGTGTCCGGGGCTTTTGTGTCGATTGGTGCGATGTATTTGTCGACTGCCAGGCCGCCTATGATCCATCGCCACTTAAATTTTAGAATCGGCGGCCGCGGCGGATCCACGTAGTCGCCCACAAAGAAATCGAGGCGAGTGCTGGGCGTCGCGTGCCCGTCGTCGGCAGCGATCCAGTCGCCAGCGTATGCCTCGACGTTGCCAATCGCGCCTGCCACTCCCACACCGTTTTTTCGCAGCCGTATGTGATAGGTGCCTGCTGGCATGGCCGGCATGTCCTCTATGACGATGCGCGTATCGCTGACCACGGTGAAGTCGCCGGCCGCGCCGTTTAGTGTATATGTGCCCTGGCCCTGCTGGCCTATAAAGTCGATGAAGTCTACTAGGCTGTTCCAGTTGTTTCCGGCCAGGTTGCCGCTGTAGCGGTCGCTGCTGTTGAGCTCCGCGTCGTCCTGGTCAAAGGCAAGACCGTGCAGCACTAGGCGCACGCCCCCAGCCACTGGCATGTGCATGCGGTTTAAGCTGTTGACTACCGGGTTCAGGTAGTTCACCTTGAAAGCGGATGGTTGGAAGTACGCATTACAGCTGTCTCCTGGGTTGACAAATGGCGTGCCCACTCCCACATAGTTGGCCATGCGGATGAAGACGCCGAGGGAGAAAAACTCGTCCTGTTCGTTGTTTGAACGGTGTGCGCCGTCATAGCTGGCGCACCAGGCCATGTCGCTTATAGGCATGTCGGTGCCTATGGTAATGCCGTAGTTGTCGTAGCGGTTATGGCTGTTAGGGGGGTAACTCGTCCAGGCGTTCGCGCCGTCGTAGTGCTTCCCGGTTACCGTGTTCTTGTCCCACACGGTAGGCAGGGCTGGGTCATCCAGCTGGTATATCATGAGGGTAAAGCCAGTGGCGCCCACGTCGTTGTTGTCCATGTAGGCCGTGAATTGCAAGGCGTAATCGACAACCTCGTCCATGCCGGCCGTAAGCTCAAAGTCCGCTGCCTCGCAGCGCAGCACGCCGTACCATTGGTGGTACATGGGCCCCGCTGTGGTGGCTGCGCCGAGGAAGGCGATATCGCCACCGGCATAGGCCAGGTGATCATTCGTGTACTCGCCTATAGCGTCACAGCTGTTGTCGGCGCAGCTGCAGAGAATGCTGCGTGCCACCATGTTCGTTGCCCAAAGCCGCCAGGGTAACATGTCAGGCCACCTTCATCATAATCGTGGGCAGGTTCGTGTTATTTACCATGGCCCCGCCTCCAGGGCATGGGTCTGGCATGGCGCCGTATGCTTGTGAAATTTTCCAATAAAGATCGGGGGACGTTACAAAATTACCATCATCATATCCCAAAATCCCATACCATCCTTGTGGATCTTGGCTGTTGTAGTCGATGGCGCGCACGATTATGTCGGCGTCGCCGTCTGTTAAAATGGCCAGCCAGTACAGCCCCGGGCCTATCGTCTCGGTTATGGCCTGGGTCTTATGGCCGGCAGCCGTGCCGTCAAGTGCCGCGCTGCCTACCACCAGGTTGTCGGGATATACATCGCCGTCGTCATCGTATATGCCCAGGCGGATGACGCCGTTCGTTCTGCCTGTGGTCACGTAGCAGCTTATCTGGTCGAAGGACTGCGACACGGGCACCACAAACGGCATGGCGTATATGTAGTCGCGGTTCACGGGCTGTGTGGTTGTTGAGTAGTACTCCCAGGAGGTGTAGCTGCGTCCGCTGCGCCGGTGCGCCATGCAGTTCTCCGCCCCACCGCCTGCGCCTCCGGCCTGCGCTTCCCAGGCGCTGGCGCCAGCGTCCCAGGTCAGCACGTCGCCGTCGTTTGGGGCCGCCGCGTCCACATCGCCAAGGTCATCCAAGTCTATCTCGGACGGGTCCACGTCCAGGTCTATCTCGCCGTTTACTGCATCCAGCGCCACCGTGATGAGTGCGCTTGCCGCCACCAGGCTCCGGAAGCGCAGATCTACGCCCACCTTACTATCGTATGGGCCCACACCCGCGCCGCGGTTGCTTCCGGTATTGGCTTCGCCGCCGCCCCCGCCTCCGGCTAGTTGGTTCTGCAGCACGCGGATCTTGTGGTAGATGTCTCTTAATTGAGCCTGTACGCTTAGTGCCATTGTTCTATCCTAAAAGTGTAATTCCGCAGGTCAGGGTGCGGAGCTCTATGGTCCACTCGTAGTCCTCGCACAGGATGCCTTTGGTCAGCTGCTGGCCAAAGCCCTCTGTGTTTCTCATGTGAACGTAGTAGGCGAATTTGAAGTGATCGTCGGGGATGAAAACAAACTTTCCTCCGGCTTGTTTCACTGCGCTTAAAAACAGCCGCAGCTCGTCCACCTGTGCTGGGTCGTTTTGGCTGCGGATCTTGATGCTGAAGTGCTCGGCCTCGCTGTAGTAATTGCTCCAGATTTGGCCGTAATAGGTGTCTGCGGTGCCCTCGTAGAATACGGGGCCATCGGCCCTCCCTGGTTCAAGGCGTGCATGGCTGAATGTGTGGGAGGTGCCAAGGAAAAGCTCTCCTACCTCGATATACCCGTCGGGGTTTGCTGCGTCAATAAATTCCCACATCCAAAACTGGTGAGCGCCCCAGTTGAATCGCTGGTACAGGTTATCAAAGTCCGGCACCATGCGCGGCAGCAGGCTCATCTCGTGAGCCGGCGTGTCCCAGTCGCAGGCGCCGCTTTGGCCGGGGCAGGCATCGTCGCATGCCTTCATGTCCAGCAGGTCCCCGCTCTGCAGCATGGAGAAATTTGTGCAAAACATGGCGCAGAGGTTCGGCGATTTGGCCTCATTGAGGTCTACGCAGATCCACTCGGGGATCGCCCCGCTTGTGGTCCCTACGCCGTCAAATCGGAAGGGAAAGCTGGGGCGGACGTTGTAGAGATTTTCGAGCACGTAGAGGTCGGCCTCGCTGCTGCTGTAGAGCGAGGTGTCGCTGCCAATGAAGTTATCTATCGCATATCGAAGTTTTCCTATGGCCATGTTATGTCTCCAAAAGGATCCGCTTCAGCCGGTCTTTGAAGCGGCCGTCGTTCTCCAGTGCCGCCAGCATCTCCGGCACCATGCGCTGTCGCGCGTAATCGCGGTCGGTTATCATGAGGCCCTGCATCTTCACCGTCTGTTCGTTTTGAATGTTGACCTGCTGCTGCCTCATCTGCTGAGCCATGATGTTTTTAAGGGCATCGCTGCGGGCAATGATCTCGGGGTTTCTTCTGGATCCGTGCGCCATGACAAGCTGCGTGCGATCGATGACGGCTCCGTTGGCTGCGCTGGTTACGTTTTTTATGGCTTTGACCAGCGCTTCGCTTGCCTCCGCTGTGCGCTTGGCATAGCTCTTGACGTTGTCGAGGCGTTTGTTCACGGCGTCGAATTTCCTGGGGATAATGCCGTGGAGGCCCTCGATCATCTGGTCGTATTTTGCCAGGAACCAGTTGAATTGATTGTCGCGGAAGTCGGTTCTCAGTGTGGCCAGAATGTTATTCGTATTCTGGACCAGGTCCTTTATGTGGTTTTTTGTGGCCTTGCCCATACCGCCGGCCAGGCCGCCTATGAGTCCGCCGATGGCGCCGCCCAGGATTCCCCCTGGGCTCAGGCCGCCGGCTAACTTTCCAATGCCTCCAATGAGATCCTTGACCTTGCCGCCGACTCCTCCGAAAAGGCTGCCGAGGCCCTTGGCGGCGTTTCCAATTCCTGAGGTCAGGCCGCCTGCCACGTCCTTGATTCCTCCCAGCGCTTTGGCTACAAATCCCAATGTCCATTTGCTGATCAGTTGGGATACGAGGGTAAAGAATTGGTTTTTAATCCCTCCCCAAATACTACCTGCCACGTCTTTAAAACTGCGAGCGCCCATGAGCATATCTTTGAGCCCGAGGGTCCATTCGTCTTTTATGTACTGGCTTGTCTCGCCGAAAACGGTTGCAGTCTCCTCGGCTGCAGGCTTCACGGCTTTGGGGAATTCAGCGGCTTTGCTTGTCATTTCCGTAAAAACGAGATCAAATTCGCGGCCGGCCGCCGGAATGGTGTCCACCACCGTCTCGGTAAGGCTGGCGATCTCTTCGCTTGTCGTCTCGACGGCTGTTCTGTAGTCCTCGAGAGAAAGCTTGCCGTCTTTGTATGCCTGCTCCAGCTGCCGGAGGTAGCCCTCAAGCTCGTCTACGCGGTCCTGCTTTTGTTGGAGCGTTTTGATTCCGAGTTCCGAAAGATAGTCGGTCCAGTCCTTTTGCTTTTCTTTGGCTGACTCGATCTGCGGAATGAGATTGTTCTGCAGGGCCGCGGAGAAGTCGTCTGTGGCGGATGTCTGTGCTTCGACCGTCTCTTTCTGTTTTTCGCATACCTTCGTGTAGGCATCCTGAAGCTCTTTTCCCTCTTTGCCGCGCTTTATGGCCATGGCCAGCGCTGCGGCGTTGCCGTGATAGGCGTCTCGCAGCTTGAGGAATTGCCGCTCACTCAGCCCGGCTGCATCGGTTGCTTCTTTGATCTTGCGGAAAAGCTTTCCTTCCTGATCCAGGCTCCGCTGGGCGGATTTGTTTGCTTCATCCCGGGCCTTTTTTACCTTCATGTAGCCCAGGGCCAGGGCCCCGAGGGCTGCGGTCAGAAGGGTGACTGGTCCCAGGGCTGCAAGAGATGCACCTTTCAGCACGCCCATGAGGGCGCTGACGCCCTGGATCGCTTTTCCTGCTGCAGAAAAGCCCGATACGAGCTTGGGCAGCGCGATGACCAGCGGGCCCAGGGCCAGCATGACGCTGCCTACGATGGCTGCAATTTTTACCAGCCGCTGTGTGAGCTCGGGGTGAGCGTCGGTCCATTCCTTGACCTTTTGGACCACCTTGGTAATTCCGTTCACGATCTTGGTTGCTATGGGCAGCAGCTGCTGTCCGAGCGTCGTGGCCACGTCCTGGAGGCGGGCCTTTAGAAGTCGTTGCTGATTGGCAAAGCTGTCGGAGGTGCGGGCGTAGTCGCCTATGGCGTTTTTGCTCTGATCCATGGCGATCTGCAGCGTAGCTTCGGCCGCCGCCTGCTTGTAGGCCAGGCCGGTCAGGTTGTCTTTGCCCTCTGCTAGCAGCCGCTCTTTAACCATCTCCTCGGTTATAACAATGCCCAGGCTCTTGATGCTTTCGCGTTCGCCCAGCATGGCATTGGTCAGGGCTTCGCTGGCGCCCTTGGCTCCACCGCTGTAGTTTGTAAATGAGGCAAGATCGACGGCAAGCTGCTGGGTTTTTTCGCTGAGGTCCAGTGCTATCCCGGGCATGACGCCTAAGCCGGTCAGCAGGTCGCCTGTGGCTCCCAGCATATCGCGGGCTGCCGTTGAGCTTACGCCGTAGCTCTCGGCAAGGTTATCGGCTGCCGTTTCTGCCTGCTCGCTTACGTCCTGAAACACGGTGCCAAACTTGGCGTATGTTTCCTCGGCGTCGCTGGCGGCTTTGATGGTGGATCCCAGCGCCCCCACGATGACGCCGCCGGTTATCGTCATGGCGGCTCCCAGGGCCTGAAAGCGCTTTGTTGTTCTTTCGCTGAATTGCTTGAGCGAGCGCTCGTCCTCTTTCACTTTCTGGACGGACTGGGCCCACTTCGTGCGGTCAAGCACCATCTTGCCGACTACGCTGCCGGCGAGAAATGCTCCGCCTATCATGTCATCCTCCCTGTTCCAGGTTCATTAGCTGCCACTTGAAACGCGTGATCTCGTCGCTGTATGCGGTGCCATCGCTCATGGCCACTCGCACGGCATAGACCAGGTCGGCGCGTCGCTCTATGGCGCGCTTTGCTGCCTCTCTGTACCAGAACTCCTCCTCTCTGAAATCCATGCGGGCCAGCTCGGCTCGCGTGAACTGGCCTGGAAACTCTGCTGCTATGAAAGCTAGTTTTTGTCGCCAGGCCCTGTCGCTTTTTTTCCCGGGGTATCGGCCAGCTCCGGGTTGAAAACCTGCTCGGTTATGTTCGTCAGAAGCCGGTCCACTACGCGAATGTCCAGCCGATCCAGCTCTTTATGCTTGCCAAAAATGACCTCGAGCTGCTTATAGGCAGCTTCGCTATCGCCCTTGGCGGCGTCTCGGGCCAGCTGCTCGATCTTTTTGATCGCTTCCCGGTCCAAAATGTTAGCGGTGTAGGTCTTGCCGTTGATCTTGGCGGTTATGGGCTTGTGTATCGGTTTTTTTTCGTCGTATTCGAAGCCCATGGGCCTATACTCCGTACTGGTACAGTTTGCCTTTGTAGCCGCTGTCCTGGTTCACGAAAACTTTGAAAACGACCATGTGCACTCGCTGGCCCTCGCGGTCAAAGCCCAGCTCGAACGTTCTGTAGGGGAAGCACTTGTAGAGCAGGATCCAGGTGCAGGTGTCCGCGTCGGGCTCGTTGTCGCAGAGGGGCTTCAGCACGACCTGCTTGGCGTTCTCGTACATTGCGCAGCCGGCCTTCGCCTTGAATATGGCTGTGCACGGGCCTGCGCCGCTTTCGACTCCCTCGAGAAGATCGATAAGCTGCTGCAGAGCGCTGCGCGCCATGGGCACCTGGAGCTCTACCACGGTGCCGGTGAAGACGGCGTCGACGGGTGTCTCACCCCAGCCTTCCTCTTGAACGTCGCTAACGCTGTCGGTCGTTGTCAGTGATACGGTGCCGAGGACGGGGTTCAAGATCAGCGGTGTTCCGCCGTAGTCCCACACTACCTGTACGGGCCCTTTGTCCCCAAATGGTAACTTAGGCATGTCTGCCTCCTTTCATAAAGTTAAGGAGCGTTTGCTATGCTCCATATATAGTTTGTGGAGAACTCCACGAAGCCGCGGTCGGCCGGCATGGCAATAGGCGCTGGTGAGCCCTGCGCATTGATCACCATGCAGTCCTGTTCTGGAGATCCAAACATAGCCGGCAGGGTCCAGCCCGCCGTTCCGTGTAGCGCCTCGTATAGGCACCAGGCGTCCTCCAGCGCAGTGTGATAGTCCTCCGCTCTGTTCCAAATCTGAATGGCCTTTTCCTCCCAGTCCGGCAGGTCGGGCACCACGCCGCCCGGCGTGCGCTCCATGACCACCACACAGCGGGCCGGTACGTCCGTGTTGTCGGGCCGCTTGTCCGGGAGGTGGCCTATAAAAAGATTGCGGCCAATCACCCATCCGCAGCCGCTTTGGTAGCTCAAAAACTTGGCCACCGCGTATATCCTGGCATAGTTTGTCATTTCATGCTCCCCACGGCCTCGTCTACGTGTTCCGCCACCAGCTTCAGGTACTCGTCGGCAAACCGCTCCAGCTTGGCCTCAAGGTACTTGGGCCCGCTGCCCGGCAGCGTCCAGTGCCATGTCTCGAGGCCCTCGTGAAGGTAGGTGGCATATATGATGTTGAAGCCGACGAAGAAAAAGATCTCGTTCTTTTTTATGACTGGCTCAAGGATCCGCTGGCTTTTCCACAGCTCGCCCCACAGGTGCGGAGCCCTGGGCTCCACCTCGATGGCGTCGGCGATCACCCGGGGGCCGACCTTTTTGAAAAGGGCCTCGGCCGTTATCTCGGGGTGCTTCTTTACGTACTTCTCAAAGCCCTCCATGAATTCTCCGGTGTCCAGGTAGAGGCCGGTTTGTACAGCCATCAGTTGACGTAGACCTCCTTGTGGTGGAGTGCGGTGCTGTCCTGGGGCTCCAGGACCTTTATGATTTTGTATTCGCGGCCGCTGTACCGCAGGTAAAAGTGCGTCTGTATGTTTGCGGTTGGGAGGAAAAACACCTTGGCCAGGCTTATGATCTCTTCACCCTTGTCGTCCAGAACGCGCCGGAGGCCGAACATCCAGCGGCACTTAAGCCCGGGCCATACCGTCTCGCCGGTTATGCGGCCGTACTGGTCCAGGTTTTTGCGCACCGCGTCGCAGGTGTTTATCAGCAGGCTGTTATAGCTCATCTAAATGCTCCTTCAGCTCGACGACACGGTTATCGACGCTGTGGTTGGCGCGCACGAAGGCGGTCGCCTGCTGGCGTATGTGCTCGAAGAGTTCGGGTTCTGTGCAGCACTTTTTTACTTGTGCCAGCGCGTTTTTGGCGCTTATGGGCACGTAGTGCTCTCCTGCCCGCAGTCCTGCCTGCAGCGCGTCCCGAGTCCTTTCTGCCAGCATGAGCGTGCCGGCTGCTGGGATCTCGAAGTACTTGGCCAGGCCGTAGCGATATATGCTTGCGGTGGCGATGCTGCAGCGGTATCGGTTAAGGAGCTTGGCATAGACTTCGTTTACTGCCGGGGCGATCTCGTAGTGCGCCATGGGGTCCCGGCGTTCCCATCGCGGATGCAGGAGGCGGTCTATGAACCGCTCCTTTTGGTGCGGCAGCTGCCGGAGAATGTCAGCGCGGATGGGGTATAGAGTCTTGTTTGTGTGGCCCGTAAAAAGGGCCCTTTCCAGCGGGTTTTTTCGGATCGGTAGGCTCGTGTATCTGGCGTCCGGGGCAAAGTAGAGCGGAAAGAAGTGCCAGCGTCGGTTGAACTGCGGGAAGTTCTGGCGCATGTACTCGCCGTATGTGCAGAGCGCGAGGTCGGCTCGATCGAAGACCGGGCCCAGGATGGCGGCCGTGAAGTTGTGGGGGCCTGTCAGCAGATACGCGACCTTAATCCCCTTGGCCAGCATAGTCGATTGCCTCAGCGTATTTCTGCCATGGGCCCCGGCGTAGATCAGCACGAGGTCTGCCCTGCTGGCCTGCGCCGGAAGATGGTTGGCGTAGAGGATCTCGAAGCCCAGGAGCTTTTCGAGGTGTAAGAAAAATTGGAGTACCCGGTCGCTCAGGGTGGCGTTGTCGCGGAATATTTTTGGCACCACGGCTATGCGCTTCATCGTGTGTGCCTCCAAGCCACCAGGTTGCTGCCCTTGACATCGATCTTGCCCAGCGTGCTGGTCTTATAACCAAGGTCCTGGAGCATGTCCGGGTATATGGCGCACAGGTGCCGCTCGTATGGGTTGCCGTCTACTGCGTCCTGGTCGTAACGGCCCCACGGGCTGGCCAGCACCACCACGTGGAGTGCCAGCTCTTCGAGTGCTGCCAGCGTCGGCGCCAGATCTTGTGCGTGTATGTGCTCCGGTCCGTGCCACCACATCACCACATCGTGCGGGCCCAGGTTTAGGCGGGCTGTGCTGCGCACGTCGCCACACATGACGCGATTCACGCCGGCGACGTGTTTGGCCACATATACGGCGTTGCGGTGCCATGCCTCCAGAACGGTGATGGTGTAGCCGCGGTTGGTAAATAACGGCAGCATGTGCTGGCGTCTTTGGCTGGCGCCCACGTATAGCAGCGTGTGGTAGCGCAGCACGTCGGGCACGGCCTTTAGCAGTTGCTGCTGTCGTGTCATGCCGGATCCTCCGCTCGATGGTGCCACAGCCGTGATTCGATAAACTCGCGCAGCGGGCCCGGGTCGTCGGGCATGCGCAGGTCTAGAAAGTCCACCACCTCCCCGAGGGCTGTCGTCCAGTCGTTGAAATAATCGCTGTATATCGTCACGCACCAGCGTTGGCCCTGGATGTTTCTCATCATCTCGCGCATGTATGTGAAGCAGAGCTCGCGGCTGCGGTCCTCTTCAAAGCCGTTACGGGCCTTGAGGCTTGCGGCCACCTCGTCGAATCGCCGGTTGACAACCACCACGCGCAGGCTCTGGCCCTCGTGGGCAATGGCCCGGGCCCAAAGGTGCAGGGTAAGGCAGGCCCGCGGATCCTTCCAGCCCACGGGCTTGTTTGTCGGCCACGAGGCGACAAAGCGCAGCATCTCTCCCCATATGCGCTCTGTTATGCGCACCTCTTTGGGCGGGGTGTGCCAGCTGCCGCCGTTTATGGCCAGCAGCGCGTCGTTTATGCGCACAAAGGTCCGGTCCTCGTAGTGGCCTTTTGGGTTATCGACCAGGCCGCTTATGAGGTTTGAGCCCAGGTGCAGGCCGCAGCGCTGCAGCAGCCCGGTCACCATGCTGGTGCCGCTGCGGTGCATGCCTGTGATGATGGCCTTCATTTAGGCTTCTCCAGGTGAAATGCCACGAGCTGCTTGTCTGGCGGCCGGCTGAACACGGGCTTTTCCTCTATGATGGTGTAGCCCTTTCTGAGTGCGGTCGAGAGCTCCTTGGCGGCAAAGTAGAAAAGGCCCTTGGCGCGCTCATAGTCCCGGCCCTGCCGGGTCCATACGGCGCCTACCACGTGGCCTCCTGGGCGGAGTACGCGGCTCACTTCGCTTAGGCCCTGGCTCAGGCTCTTTGTCGTGCAGAGGTAGGGGCCCAGCAGGATCGTGTAGGCGTAGCCGTCCTCGTATGGCAGCTTGGCGGCGTCATGGTCCGCGTATTTGCCCCTCAGGTCCAGCTTGCGCTGGCCTCTTTTGCTGGCCGCTTTTTCCATCGGCTCGAGCTTCGTTTTTAAAATGTTTTTTCCCATCTTATCCTCCGATGCAGTTTTCGATCCACTCCCACACGCGCTGCGGGGTGCAGCTGCGCTGGAAGAGGTGCTTGGCCGAGGCGCCGATCCTCCTGCAGGCGGGTCGATGCTCGCGGCACCACTCTATTTTGTCCACAAGATCGCTATAGTCGTCGGCGCATGCCACGTAGTGCTCCCCGGGCGCTGGTGAAGTGCGCCATGGCAGCGTGATGTCCAGCTTCGGGCTTATGGTGCATGCCCCCAGGGCCCAGTACTGCAGCTGCCCTCGGTCGAGGATGTCGTTGCGGGCACCGGGCACGCATACTGCCACGAGGCATTGCTCGACCTTGCGCCAGAATGTCAGCCTATCTGTGATGCTGGTATCGAGGCTGTGCTTGTATCGCTTGCGCAGCAGTGTCTGGACGGCTGTTCTTCTTATCTTTGCTGCAGCTCCAGGTTTTTGGTTGTTCAGGACCGTGTCACCTGTGGCGCGGTAGTGCAGGTTGCTGGCCAGGTGCCAGTACTGGCGCCAGTCGTAGAAGCTTATGGGCGTCAGCGGATATGTTTTTGGCTGGGATCCGTGTTTTTTCTCGCTGTAGTGATAGCGGAAGCAGGCGCTGAATTGGTCCAGGTCGGCGGCCGTTTGATGATGGTCGCCAAAGTCTATGAGGATCCTCGCGTCATCGGCCCTCATCTCGAATCCCCGGTTCTGCCTTGGCATCGGGACGTAGTTGATTCGCACTCCGACGGCCACAGCCAGGCGCGAGAGAAATCTGTAGTGCGTCTCGTAATAACGCTGGCCGTCGGGGCGTGGAAAGTCGATGTCACGCAAGTGCATTTTGCCCTCTCTTGCTTAGGAGGCGAAAGCTTTTTCCCCACAGCAGGCCCTCTGCTACTCGCATGCGCTGGTATCCGAGGTCCCGCTGCTCCACCGGCTTGGCGGTCCTGTAGGTGTTGTCTTTGGGGCGGTAGTGAGTCACCCTCGCCTCATCGCACATGAAAAGGCGACCGATACTCCGGGTGAACCGCCCCAGTTCTGCGTCGCTGCAATAGTGGATGTAATCCGGGCAAAATACGGCCCGCTGGGGAAAGCGCTCTATGAATGCCCTTCCCAGTAGACCGAATGCCGTGCTGCAGCCACGCACGTCCTGGTTGATCGGGACGAGTCCATCGCCTTTAGGCGTCTTTCGTTTGAGGCGCTGGACGGCGTGCTCTATGCAGCGGGGCTCGAAGACCAGGTCGTCGCTTGCGTAGAGAACGGCGCCGTCGTCTATGCTTGCCAGGGCCCGGTTCATTGAGCGGATCCAGTCCTGCCTCTTTTCGTTCCACATGACGGTATCGGCCGGCATGCGCCTTGCGGCCTTGAGAAGATCGGGATTGCCGTCGACGATGATCACGATGGTGAGGTCCTTGTAGCTGCTTGCGCGGATTGATTTAATGGTCCTCGAGAGCAGCTTCTGCCGGTCGAGCGTCGGGATGACTACGCTAACGTGCATTGGCGGCTCCTTCGTATGCCTTTATGTATTTGGGTAGGTGCTCGATGGGGTGCCAGTGCTGTAGGGCCCAAAGCCGGGCGCGCTCCTGGTGGTCGCGCAGCGTGCGGGGGCTGTCGATGAGCCAGAGAAGCTTCTCGTGCAAGTTGGTAAGGCTCGCGTGGATCCAGGGGACTTTCAGGCTGCGGTTCAGGACAGCGCATCCCAGGCATGCTCCCTCGAGGCTGGTGCGGTGCCAGTTTCCGGTGACCACATCGTCTATGAGAATGTGGGCTCTAGCCTTCATGGCCAGGTTTTCCTGGTAGGGCTGGCCTTCGATCCACATGATCTCGATGTCTCGTTCGGTTGCAATCCGGTTTAGCACAGCCTTGACGGCGTGGTAGCCCTTGCTGTCCGGCCGGCCCACAGGGGACCGGTTCGTTGGGGCAAAGGCTATCGTGATCTTCTGGCCGCGGCGCTGCGGGCGCAGCTCGTCGGGGTCTATGATGTTCGGCAGCCCGGGCAGCTTGTATTCCTTGATCTGGAGCGGCTGGGCAATGGTGTAGCAGACGTCGGCCCATGCCATGAGCTCGCGCCAGTTGCCCAGGCGGGGCAGGCTGTGAAACTGGGCGACCACGGGCTGGGATCGCCGGAGGCCCCTCAGCGTGCGCGTCAGGTAGTTATGGACGTGCCAGACCTCAGCGCCCCTGAGCGCTGCCGTCGCGTCGCCGTTGCTCGAGCTTAGCAGCAGGTGGTGTGGAAACACGCGGCCGTCGGCGTATTTCACAAAGTCGTTTATGAGCGAGACCTCGAGAGCGGTGTACTTGCGCAGCGCCTTGTACAGCTCCCATGGTGCCCCGGCTAGCGGGGTCCTTGCATAGATGGCCACCTTCATGTTATGCTCCACTTCCTGCAGGCCGTGACGCCTTAAAGGTCTCGAGACGTCGAGCGTGGCTTAGCGGATGGTAGCCATGTAACTGGCCGCGGCCGGTGGTGGCTGCAAAAGGCACAACGGTCCGTGTAACAGCGGGCGCTGCTCCTGCAGGGATTTTCATTCTCTCAGCCCCCCCTCACTCGTGCGCTCGATGTCCTCGGGGTCTATAAGGATCTGGTAAATCTCGTAGCAGCGCGTGTCCTCCAGCGCTTCGAATTGATGCCACAGCTGCGGGCCCACGGTGGTGATTTGGCCTGGCATCAGCACGGTGCTGTCCAGCAGCCTTACGCCCTCGTCGTCCCATACGCGCACAAGTAGCTTGCCGCTTATCACGTGGAATAGGTTTGTCTTGCCTTTGGGATGGCGGTGCTTGCTGCAGTAGCCGCCGGCCTTTATATCGAGGTAGTGCGCCTCGACATTTACTGTCTGAAAAACGCACATGGTGCGGCCCCAGGCTTTGTCCTTGACGGCGCCGATCAATGCAGCACCTCTTCCGGGCGTTGTTTCGGAAAGCACTGCAGTGCGCTCTCAGGGTTTAGGTTAATGACGCGGCTTTTGGTATGGCTTATGCGCATGGCTGCCCGGTTGAAGTAGGCTATAAAGTCCTTGACTGTTTTGAACTTTTGCGGCATGGGGTGCCCGCTATGCCAGTGGGTGCGGCCGAATTTATGGTCGTGGTTGCAGTCGAAGCCCAGGAGGTACACCGGGTCAGCACCCAGGCATACGGCCAGGTTAAGCGCCGCGTAGCCGCTATTGTTTCCGTGCCCTATGCCATCCTCGAGGCTGGTGCCAAAGTTGCGCAGGCCCTGATTGTAGTTGCCCTTCACCTTGACTATGAAAAATTCCGGTGGCAGGCTCAGCCGGTATGTGGCCAGCCATACCTTGTAGGCGGTGCTGCGATTGAACTTTTCGCGTGCACCAGCACCATCGGCGCGCTTGTCGTACATTCCCTTGACCAGCCAATTCAGGAAGCGGGTATCCATGCTGAATATGATTGTGGGATCGAGGCGCTCGAATGCGCGGTTTATGCCTATGGTCCTTTTCCCTCGCAGCAGGCTCCAATCAAAATTTTGGAGGCTGGGGCCGCCGCCTATGATAAAGCACGGCTTGCCGCGCCAGGCTCCGTCGGGAAGCACCTCATGCAGCTGCCGGTTCGTGTATTGCCGCGAGGCGTATAGCATGTTTCGTGTCGTTCTCATGGCGCCATGATGATGGGTTTTTTCTGTCTTCGGTATTGCCGCCAGACCGCGTCAACTTTGTCGACTCCGGTGAAGACGGCGTCCTTCCAGTCCGCCCCAAAGCCCTTGGTGTAGCTGTAGTCGCCGATCTTTTCGCTCTTCAGGCCGCCGGCGCCGCCCTTAGCGTAGGTGCCGTCGTTTATGGCGTCAACGAGCCATATGAGCGATTGCTTTATCGGCTGCGGGGCGGGCTCTCCGTAGGTGCCCACGAAGCGGCAGTTGTTGAAGCCCCGGGGGAATATTCCCTCGAGGACCTTTTCGCTTCCCTTGAAGGCGGCCACCAGGATGCTGGCGCCGCTCTGGAATGCGCCGCTGCCGCAGAGGTCCAGATACACGGAGTTTTCGTCGAAGGCGTACCAGCTTTCGTCGAGCTCGATAGCGCAGATGTAGACGTGGTCCACAGTGATGATGTCGGCGTAGAGCGGGAGTGTGATCCGGTTCTTGTCGTTGCCGTTGATCTCGATGTCAAACGGCGCGACGTAAAAGGGCCGCCCCAGGGCCTTCTCCATCAGCTCCTCGGCGAATTTTATGGCGTCGGCCTTGCAGTCGGCGTCACATCCGCTGGGCCAGCTTTCTATGTCGTCAGGATCGATGTATGTGCCCATGGTGTTCTCCCCTGGGAAAAGAGCGAGGGGCCATTGCTAGCGCAGAGCCGCCGTGGCGGCCCCTCGCTTTTCGGTTGGCGTTCGTGAATGCTGCTACGCGATGACTCGTTTTTGCACCACATAAATGTAGTCGACGTCGATGCAGTGTGCGTCAGCCTCTGCGTTCCGGATCCCGAAGCCCACGTTGAGCTCCTCGTCCTGTGGGATGTTAGTGGTCATGCTGCCGGTTGCGATGCAGTAGCCGCCTTCCTGGGCGTCGGTGAAAACGAACCAGCGCACGGTTCCTGCGCCGTCCCAGTGGAAGCCTACGCGGTACCAGGTGTTGTCAGCCATGCTGGCGCAAAACACGTCGGTCAGGGCGCCGTCGTAGCAGGCGAAATGGATGTCATCGCCGCCCATGTCAACGTCGCTCCAGAATACCACGTAGTCTGTTGGCTGGCCCCAAAAAGAATCTCCGACTATGAGCCCAAACCACCAATCGGCGGCATCGGGATCGTCCACTCTGACGCGGGCCTCCGCGTAGAGCGGGTAGCAGTCTACCAGCTGCCAGCACTCGCATCCGTACACCAGCTCGTCGGAGTCGTTGTCGGCTCCGGCGTTGCACACTTGCAGCACGCCGTTGACCTCATCGATGCAGGCTTCGGTTGCGCTGCCGCTGCCCTCCTCGGTTGTGGTGATGGTCCAGCAGTCTGAGTCGAAGCAGCAGAAGTCCATCTCCAGGCGGTGGGCGAATGGTATCGTGTAGTTCTTGAACCAGCCCCACTTATCGTGGTTGATGTGCCAGTTCAAAAACTCGATGTCGCGGATGAAAAGCTCGGGGCTGTGGTCGTCTACGTATGCGTGTGGGAATTCCATTATGTCTCCTCCAGTTTTTGAATTAGGTCGGCCTTCTTCATGAAAAAGCCGCCTTTGATTCCCACCTGCGCGGCAATACTGCGCAGCTCCTGCACGCTGTACTTGGTGTAGTCGATGCGCGGTTCCTCCAGGCTGCCCTCCACGACAGTGACCTGGACCAGAGGGAAGGCGTCCAGTTCCTTGGCCGCCCTCCGGTCCGGGATGTCTATGGGCACGTTATACGGGAGGAAAAAATTGCCAATGCAGGTTGGAAAACCTCGCGACCTTCCGTAATTGGTTGCCTTAGCTAGCATCTCAGCACTCGTGCTCCAGGCAGCGGATGAAGACGATGGCGTCCACGTTCTCGACGTTGTAGGCCACGCGAATGCTGTAGAAAAAGTAGGTGGCCCGGTCGGGCGGGTAGCGCCAGGGCTCGATCCGGATGTCTCGCTGGATGCCGATGATCAGGTTGTTCTTTGGGGTGAGCAGCACGTCGGTGTACTCGCCGCCGCCGATGAGGCCGTAGGTGCCGTCGGCGTCCTGGCCCAGGTTGGTGGGCATGAGCGGAACGTCAATGATGGGCACCTTGCCGTATGCGGGCGGCACCTTGCCGGTGAAGATGGCATCGCCCAGGGCCGTGGCCCTTGCGCTCAGCGCTCCCAGGTAGTCCTGCGTCACGAGATCGCTGTTGAGAAAAACCATGTTGGCCAGGCCGTTCTGTGCTTTGTACTTGGCCGGCATGTTTTTCAGCGCCTTGTGATACTTAAACTCCCAGTTATAGGGCGCGTTGGGATCCTGTTCGGCGATCATTCCGGGCAGATTGAAGTGCGCATCGGGCGAGTCCTTGCCGCTGGGACAGCTGTCGCCGCTCTGGCACACGCATGCCTCTTTGATGTGCGCGCTCCCTGTGACGTTGTTGTAGTACGTCTGCCCGGCTGCGCTGTGGTTGATGATGTAGCGCCAGCCGTCGAGCTCTCCGCGGGCATCGTCGGCGCAGAAGCCGTTGAGGCCGGCCGTGTCGGCCATGTAGCCAATTTCTTCAAGCTCGTTGGAAATCCTTTTCGAGACCATGGACATGAGCTTGTTTTTGAAGCTCGCTTCGCTCTCGATGTGCTTCAGGTCCTCGATATCCTTGTCAAAGATGGGGAAGGCGCCCAGCAGCTCCACGGTCTGCAGCCGAATGCGGTTATGGGCCCACTGCTTTTTGTACTTCGACTCGTTGAATTGGTTGGCAGGCACCAGGAAACGCCCTTCTCCAAAACCGAGGCCGCGGATCTCTTCCTGCGGCCGGTCCATGTTGATCTTCCGGGCGTAGTTCTTCATGACGCTCTCGTCCCACATGTACTCGATGAACTGGTCGGCCTCCTTGGCCTGCAGCTGTATCTCGGGCATGGAGATGAGATTGTATGTCTTCTTGATGCCAAACCTGCGCTCCAGTAGTTCTTTGCTTCCTAGCATCAGTTGTCCCTCCCTTCTGTTCCAAAGTCGAGCGACGGCCAGAGGTCCAGCACGCCGGCGTCGGCATACTTCCTCTTGTCCTCAAGCGACATGGCTGCCAGCTCCTCTTTGGTGAATTTGGTCTTGAGCTTTTTGACCTTTTCCTTTTCCTTTTCCTCGTCTGGATCCTCGGGATCGTCATCCAGCTGCTTGCTGATTGGCTCGCCCTTGGCCAGCTTCTTGATCAGGTCGCCCTGCTTTTTGACCTCACCCAGCAGGTCGGTTATAACCTTGTCCTTTTCCTGTTGCTTCTTCAGCTCTTCGGCTTCCTCGATGCGTTGCAGCTTCTCCAGCTTGGCCACGATGTGATCCGGCAGGTTGCCGGTGTCCACATCGCCGACCGCCTTTTTGACCTTTTCCTCGGCGGTGCCGACGAGATTGTTGATGATCTCGGCAATCTTTTTCAGCTGCTCGATGGTCGCTTTACTCAGCCGCGCTCCAGCCTTCTCGACGTCTGTCAGGTCTTCCAGGATGTCCACCTCTTCGGCTTTTTTCGCGGGGTATCCGTAGCTGGCGTACTTGGAGAGCGTCTTGATCGCGTTCAGCACGTCGCTGGGCATGTCGTCCTTGTACTTGTTCAGCATGTTAAGGGCCGAGCTGATGGCCTTGGCGGCCTTATCGCTCAGGTCCTTTGCCTTCTGGAGTTCGTCCTCTGATAGCTCTGTGTCTTCGCCAAGGAAGTCTTTGAGAATTTCAATCAGGTCCATTAGTGACCTCCTCTTTTTGATGAAAAATTTTTTGCGGACTGCGCCTGCGTCTACCAGGCTGATTTCGTCCACGTCAATGTCCTTCAGTTTTCGGGCCATTGCAGCCCTCCTCTCAACTGAAATTCACAAAGCGTGTTTTGGATCCCCCCTGTATCGGCTGGGTCGGGCATCCTTAACTCGCAAGCATCTGCGAGCCTCAGACGCCAGGCGTCGGCATGACCGGGCGGCCATCCGACCGCTGCCTCCGAGCTTGCAAATCTTAGCGCGACTTGCTCTTACGATTTATTCTATAACTCCGCGTTATACTCGTTGTCAAGTGTTTTTTTCATGTATCGCTTTGCCAGCGCCGGCCGGGCCCATGTCCGCTGCAGCTTTTTCCACTCCCGGCGTGGCTCCGGGGTCGAGCCGTCGCGGTCGCGGTATAACATCGCAAATGGGTTGGCGCCCATGTTGAAGACCTCCTGGAGACGGCCCAGGGCCTTGTCCGGCGTGTCGTTGTTAAAGCCCATGAGGACAAAGCAGCTGATCTTGTCCCGACTGAAGTGCTTTCGCAGCTTCTCAAGTGCTATCTTGACCTGCGGCAGCCGGCTTTCATCGTCGTATGCCGTGAACAGTCGCTTTAGGCGTATGCCTCTAAGCCGGTCCACGACCTTGTCTGTGATCCGTCCGGCTTCCAGGCCGCCGCTGAATTTTATCGCATGCTGGCTCTGCAGCATTGCGAATACCAGGTCAAGGTGTCGCTCGGAGCAGGCCAGGACGTTGTTGTCTATTATGTTGTTTCCCTCCTGGATGGGCAGCTCTCTCAGCGGCTTCCTTATGAAGCACCATGGGCAGCGGTTCGGGCAGCCGCGGGATGTCACGGTTACTCCGGGCCGGACGTACATGCCTGGCGTGAATTCCTCGCCCTCGCCGTCGATGGCTACGCCGCCAAGCTTCACTGGTGCTACGCGCTCCCATTGCCTTGCGAGCCATTTGGCTCGATCGAGGTCCCAGGTGAACGTGACCGATATGTGGATACTTTGGTACTTTGGTACAAATAGACCAGGCGGCCCGGTGTAGGCGTGCTCGTCGGCCGGCGTCATGGAGGTGCGTGTCGGGAATACTCGTGCTATCATGGCAGCTCCTTATCCGCTGCTGGCAGTGCCGCCCATGCTGAAGGCTGTTATGTGGCCTTCTTGAATGAGGTTCCATACGCCGGGCTCTGTGATCTTTAGCATCAGCCACCAGGAGCCCTTTTTTACGGTCTGGCCGCCCCGGGTTATGTCGTGTTCCGGCTGGAAGCACTCAAGGATCGGAAAGGTGTAGCTCTTGCCCCGGTGCTGGACCTTGATCCGCTGGCTGTCCTTGGCGTACTTCTCCATGAAGCGGTACATGGCATCCTGGATGTCCTGGGCCGAGGTGTAGTCGCCCTGGGTGTCCACCACGTCTGGCTCGTAGACCACTCCGCCCACGATCTGCTTCGTCTTCAGCTGCTTGAGGATCCGGAATTCCAGGTTCAGGGCTTTCGCGACAGGCTCCTCTATGGCCACTGTGCGCAGAACGCGGCCGCCTTGGGCCTTGATGTCGGCCATTCCTTTCATGCTGTGCTCGGCGCAGACGGGCACGTATGCTCGGCCGTCGGCCCATATGTGACTCTTCACGGCCGGCTTGTCGCAGTACTTGCACTTGTGCGACTTTGTGGCCGCCTCTTTCGTGACCGCCTGGTGGTCGCTGTCCTTTAGCCTGCTCATCATCCAGACTCTTTCGCCCTCCCCTGTGGGCACGTAGCTGAATAAATAGTTGCCGTCGAGGATCCGGCCGCCGGTGAAGCGGATCTTTTTGGCGTGCTCGTCGGCCTTGTATATCTCCCAGTCAAACGAGTCCAGGTTGACGAGCGCGGCGTATTTGTGGGCGGAGGCTCCAACGGTGCCAGGCTCGAAGATCTCGATTTTTTGCTTGCCGGCGGTCATCCAGCTCAGCGGCCCTCGCACAATGTTCTGCTGGCGCTCCCCTTTATGGCTGACCTTCCATGAGAAGCGCAGCTTCGCGTTCTCCGTATCGAGCTTATCGAGCTTGCTAAGCCCGGTGAGATTGCCCACCAGGATCTCGCCGCCCTCCCAGTAGTCCTTGCCTGCAGGCCGCAGGCGAATGTCGCAGTGTACTCCCTTTTCTCCAAGAACGTCCTTTAGGGCGCGCTCGAGCTTGGCTGGCGTAAAACGGGCCACTAGGATCCGGCTTTGGGCCTCTTTCAGAGCTTTTGTCTGGTCCTCCTCGATGCCCATGATGTGAGCCTGTAGCACGCCGGTGCCCTTTGTCCCGGGCTCAAAGTCGATGTTTCCCTCGGCCCCTGTGGTGCCCTCGTCCTTGGCCACCTGGCCCACTCCGGGTCTGTCAGCGCGTCGCATCGTGCCTCCGCATTTGGGGCACTTGAGCTCTACGCAGTGCTCGGTGGTCGTCAGCCGGTGGCCGCAATCGATGCACTCGCAATCGTAGCGGGTCTTGTCGATGGTGACGTCGCGGATGGTGTTTTTTATGCCCGGCGGGGGATCGTAGCCCACGGGGGGCTCGAATTCCTCTATCACGTCGAGCTCGTAGGCGGCCTTAAAGCCGTCCCGGCCGGTGTAGCGCAGCTGCACAACTCCCAGGATGTGCTTGTTCTCGACCAGGTAGATTCGCTTGCCCACATAGCCGCTGCTCAGCTTCTGGCCAAGCAGCAGGGTGCCGCTCTTCATGGCTTCCGCTCCCTGGGGCTTCTGGACGTAGATGCCCCGCAGTGTTTTTGCCTTTGTCACCTGAAGAACGTTTGCCCGGCGGGCCACGTCGGCTGCCTGGGCGGCGGTATAGGGCTCCTTGCGCCCGCTGTCTTTGTCAATCACTCGCGGGCCCAGCCAGACAAGCTTGCCATCCTGCGGGATGAGCTCCTCAATTCCAACGGTCAGGATGTCACCGATGTCAGCTTTTATCTCTGTGGTGTAGGTCTTCCCCAGGACCACCAGCTTTTTGCTGTCCACGTCCGTCGTGTTCGCATAGTCGCTATCTGCCTTTAGCACTCCGCAGCTGTATACGTAGCGGCCGCCCTTGGCCGTGTGGCGATCCAGAACCTGGGCCTTTATCTCGGCCTCCACCTTAAGCTTTGCCCATCCGGGCTCGCTGCCGTCGAGACTCCAGGTGCTCTTTACGTCCTTTATGACCACTCCCTCGCTCTGCGGGAGCCTGGCGAATTCTTTAAATCTGTCCTCGAGCTCCTCGAGGCTTTTGATCTGGACAGATCTCGTCATGTCGAAGTGTGGGCTGGCTTTCAGGTGCTCGCCGTAGAATTCCTCCAGCGCCTTTCGCCTTTCTGAGAATGGCTGGTCGTGGAGATCTTTGTCCCTGTAGGGCATGTCGAAGACGGTGGCCACGATGCGGTCCTTTTCGCCAAGCTGCGGCTTCGCGGCCATGAGCGTCATGAGCTCAATGCGGGGCAGCGGCTTGCCGTCCCTCTCTATGCCTACGCTCGAGTCCAGGATAAAGGCGCCGGGGATTCTGGCCAGCTCCTGGGTCAGCGTCGGGTATTTCGCGGCGTGATTCTCGCGGTTCTCGCTCATGATCTTTACGGTGTCGCCCTGCTTGGCCAGCACCATGCGGAATCCGTTAAGCTTCGGCTCTGCTACCAGGGTGCGATCCTTGGCCCAGGAGGCGATCTCTTTGACGCTGTATGCCTCGGTCAGCCCCGCCATGGTCGGCTTGGGCGGGTCGTAGCGGCCGAATGGCGTGAGCTCCCTGGCCTTGGCCACAGCCTTTTTGTCCCAGCGCACCAGGGCGGCGTTCGAGCGCTTGATCTCGTGGATGGCGTAGCGGGAGTCGTCAGCCAGGCGCTCCTGCAGGGCGGCTGCCGTCTTGAATTCATGGGCGTGTGTGGGGTCGTATCGTTTGCCCAGCGGCACGAGCGCCACAATGCGCTCGGCTGCCACACGCTCCGCCTCCCTCAGGAGGTGCTCTGTGTTCTTTACATGCTCCAGGCTGTGAACCATGACGACGTTGTCCCAGCTGTTGGAGTCGTAGGGCAGCGGATCCTCTTCAAGGTCGACGTCCACGACGTCCAGGCCCCGCTTGCGGCAGTAGCGCAGCGCGGTCCGGTCGTTGTCGATGCCGGCCACCTTGCGGCCGCTTTGCTCCAGGAGCTTCAGGAGACGGCCGGTGCCGCAGCCTAGATCCAGAACGCTGCCATCGGCCAGGTTGCTGACCACATTCCAGTTGTCCTCAAGCAGCTGCATGTCCCAGCTGTCCAGCCCCTCGTAGTATTCGGGCGGCTTTGATGCGGCCTTGCCCCATGAGCGCTTCTCCTCCACCGGCACCCGCTCCATTTTATGCTTGCCGCGCAGCACGAGGTCAAACATGGGCACGAATGTGCTGTGGGGGCCCCGGGGGGCGTAGACGAAGTGCGCCTCTTTTCCTGTGCGCATCTTGACGGTCCGGCCCACCTTGAGCTCCACTCCCTGATCGCGGTTATCCGCGCTGTCGCGTATGACGATGTCGACGTCCTCGGCGCCTGCCGGATCCTTGACGAAGCTGCCGGCTATGCTCATGTAGTCCGGCACGATGACCAGGTCCCCCAGGTCGCGCACGTCTATGCCGAACATGGCCTTGCGGAAGACGGCCCGGTCGATGGCCTTGTCGTTGTAGCGCAGGCCCCGCTCTTTCATCTCGCTTACAAGCAGCTGGTAGTTATCCAGCAGCTCCGAGCGCTCGAGCTTGCCGATGCGGATGCACCGGCTGTTATAGAAATGGCGCTCGTATAGGTTTATGGCCCTGAGCCTCAGCACGTAGAGCTCGTTGTCATCTACGCTCTTTAGAGTCTCTGCCTTGATGTCCTCGATTTTCATTCTTCCCTCCTGCAGCCTTTTCGTATGGCAGCCTGCGGCCGCACCCGCTTCGCGGGCACTTGGCCATGGTCCGGTAGCCCTTGCGGCGGATTGCACAGCAGGCCGTGACCACGATCATCTTGCCTCCGCATCCTGGGCACCTATTTGTCGCTATCCTCATGGGCGTCTTCGCTGGTGGGTGGCCTTCCGGATCCCTGGTCCACCGGGCTCGGGTTGAAGCGGGCCCGCAAGTACGCGGCCAGCGCCTCGAATGTCTCTGGCTCCATCTGGTTGGCTCCCGGCACAAGGTGTTGGGCCGCCTCTTTGTTCTCGAAGATCAGTGTGGTGCCGCCCAGCTGCGCCAGCATGATGTGGCCGCTGTCCACCTTGGCATGCGTAATCTTGGCCAGGTCGATGAGCCAGCCCTGCAGCTCGATGAAGTCGCACTGCAGCGTCACGTGCTTTAGTAGCGGTGTGGTCGGATGTGCCTTCAGCCAGCGTACAAATGCCTCGGTCGCTTTTTTTTCCGGCTCCATGTGATCCTCCTCAGTGCAGCCGCGGCGGCCATGGATCGTCCCCGGCTTGTCCCTTCTTCAGTCTGCGACCGTCGAATGCTATGCTTCCGTCCGGGTTTCGGAGTATAGTGCCCAACAGCTCGTCTGTGCTGCGGCGAGCTGCCTCTTCATCGATGTTTTTTCTTTGCTTTTTGACCATGTTAGTCTCCCGTTGGTTCCAGGGTCACTTCGATATGATCCCCGACTTTTTTTTTGCCTGTAATTTTAAATTTCTGGCTGCTTGATATACCGACCTCTTCTTCTTCCCAATAGTTGCTAAAGTGTTTGAGCGTTGTGGAGTTTTTCACTCCCTTTGTTTTGAATATTATGCCTTTAGTCCCGCCATCGTATCGGTCGGCTATGCGGGCGCTGGTGGTCCAGTGGGTTGTCACATCGAACTGGATGGTGCTGCCTATTTTAGTCTTTTCGATCGCCTCTGCAAATTTAAGCGCTTCGGTGTGTAGCGATCTGAATCCTCGCATGATCTCTGTCTCTGCTGGAAATGATGGCGCGATTTCGATGTATTGGTCTAGCAGCCTTGCCTGTTTTAATGCCTTTTTGTAATTAATTAATGACGTGAATTTGTCTTTTTCGCCCAGCTGGGCCCACCGGAGCTGTGCGGCTCCTCCTCCGAGGAAGTTTCTGATGGCGTCCTCTCGTAATATGTCAAGATCTTCTGCGCTTATGGGAATTCCGGCAGCCGCATAATCGGCCTTTATCATGTCGTATAGCTCCCGCTCGTTTTTGCTCCCGAGCATGTGTTCTCTTTCAATGCGCGGCTCCTCTTTCGGCTCGCTGGCGGCTACCCAGGTGCACTCGCAGTGCGGGTGCGCCGGTTGCATACCGTGTGCTTGGCTTATCGGGTAGACTTTGCCGTTGCGGGCTCTGCAGATCGGGCATGCCTCCGGGTCGGCGATCCATTTCACGTGGGTTATTCCCATGCCCTCGTATGCCTGGAGCGTGCCCTCGCTTTGGGCGAAGCTGCTCTCGGTCCGGGCTATCATGCGCGTGCGGTAGCGATGCAGCTTGTTGGCATAGCGCTGGGCCTTTTTGGCGGCGTCCTCGTAGGGCACTCCCTTGTCCAGCTGCTTCGTGAGGAAGCGCCCGACGGCCGTTGCATGGCGGGGCAGCAGCCCTACCACCGGCCTCAGGTTCTGTGCTACCTTTTGGGCGGTCATGCCGTAGCGCACCATCTCGGCTATGTATTGCTTGATGGCGTCCTTGGTGCCCCGGGTCACCGAGGTCACCAGGTCGGCCGTGTGCTTGTCCGTGTACTCGATGGCCCTATCGCCGGCAGGATCTGCCTGCTTGCGCATAAGGTTTTCCGTGGCCGCTCCGATGCTGTAGGCCAGGGCTCGAAGGAACGGGCCGTGCATCGCCTCGAGGCCGATCTTTTCGAGCTCTTTCCAGTCGGCGATCTTGTTTGCGCCGCTTGCCGGGGTGCGGGCCCTGGCCGCCTTGGCAGCCCCCCTCTCCAGGGGCTTTGTGATCTTTTTGAACCATTCGTTGACGGCAGGTTCGAGGATCTCGCGCTGCATGTAATCTGCCCGCCGGCGTGCTGAGAGGTAGTTCTGGTGGTCTGTCCTGCGGCTGGCTTTGTGGATAATGAGAAGCGCCGGCAGCTCCCTGGCAAGCTGGTCCGCGATGCGCTCGTAGAGTTCATCTACCAGGGGCTTTAACTGCTGCCGGACCGTGCTCATTGGCTCAGTTGCCTTTGCCTCCGGGCCCTTTCGGTCTGACGCCGCTGAATTGAGCGGGCGTTATGCGCCCCAGTCCCTTGGCGGCGGCCGCCTCGCGCTGGCGCTGCATGTCTTCGTTTCGGGCCTTCATCTGCTCCCACTCCTCGACCGTGATCTCTTTCATGTAGGTTATGTCCAGGTCGCTTCGTGGAAAAAGGATCTGCTTTTTTCCGTCGGGATCGCTCATCACCAGAATCGGGCCCAGGCGCTCGTTGTCCAGGCGTGCTATGGTTTCCTTGTTCAGCTCGCCGCCCAGCACCAGGCTGATGGCGGGCTCCTTGAAATAAACGAGTATCGGCATCGTTAGTCCTCCTGTTTTTGTGTGTACCAAAATTTGGTTATATCGTAAGGCGCCAGCAGGTCGCGCAGGCGCTCGTTGTGTGGCCGGTAGTGCAGCCGAAGCCAGCTTAGCACGGCCTTGGGCATGCGGGGCGTGCCGTACTTTTGCTTGCGGTGTTTTAGCGGGTCGTAAAAAGCGGCCCTCAGGCTGACCAACGGCTTCTCTGGCCCTCCATTTTCCAGGGCTATATGGCGTGCGTAGGCCAAAGGTTGCGCAAAGAACAGCTCGCTGGGGTATACGATGAGGCGCTCCCTGGGTACGTGCTCCAGCCAGCGCTTGAGGTGCTCTGCATAGTGCCCCGCTGTGACTGCCGGGTGGCGGCTGCTGATCAGCGCCTCCGGGTCGCGGCCAAACTTGTCCTGGTGCAGCCAGTAGTGGCTCACGGCCCTGGCCACGGGCTCGCGCAGGAGACAGTAGAACCTGGCGTTAGGCAGAGTGGCCGCTGCCCTGGCCGGCACGTTCTTCCGGAAGAGATAGGCCGGTGTCGCCTCGAATATCTTGGCTCCCTGGGGCGCTGCTGCAAAGCGGTCGGCGTACCAGGCGATGCCCCTGCTCCAATGGCGGTCGAAGAAGTGCACCTCTTTTTTTGGCCAGGTGTGGAATTCTGGTATCTGGCGCAGGATTGCCCACAGGCTGCTTGTGCCTGCACGCGGTGCGCCTATTATGACAAAGTCCGGCAGCCTCATAGTCGGCCCTCTCCGAATATCGTTCGCTTGGCGTGCAGCTGGAAGGCTGGATGGTTATCAGGCTTGGGGCGGATAAGTAGCCATGCCTTGCCGTGGATCAGGGCCGAGAGGCGCTCCCTCCAGCTCATGGCCCAGCATGTCGCTGTCATGCTGGCTGTTGCATATACGCGGAGCCTATCCTGGCCAGGGCCAGGCGATTTCAGGATCCTGTTAGCCTGTGGGAATGGTACGGGTTTCATCGTCGTCCTCCTCGCAGAAGCCCTCGGCGGCCGCCCGCTCTGCGGCCCATATCACTCCATGGCGGAAACAGGTCAGGCAGATGTCCTGGTCTATGATCGGCCACAGGTATGGCGTGTCCTCGTAGCTCTTTCCACACAGGCGGCAGGTCCGCTTGTCCGGCTTCTTACCTATGCCTAAAAACTTCATGATTGCTCGCTCCTCCGCAGCCGGTATCGTTGGGCAGGCCGCAGCTTGCCGGCCGGCTGCCGGTCTGGCACCTGCAGCTCGTTGGCGGCCGCCACCTGGGGCATGCGCACCAGGCCCCACATGTAGATGTAGCTGCCGGCGTCGGTGCGCATAAGCCGCTTTTCGACCACGCCCATGTGCTCCAGCTTGCGCAGCTCGGTGCGGCTCAGGACGAATCCGGTCAGGATCCTTTTGTGCTGGGCGAACACGGCGGCTGCCCGCGCCAACAGAGCTTCCTCGTCGCGTCGTTTAATCCTTGCCATGGTTGCTCCTCATCCCTTGTTTTTATTGGCCGCCTCGACCATTTCCGTGATCTTGCGCTCGATGTCTTCGTCATCCATCTTGGGCACCCGAAATCCGGCCTCTTCCACCGGGGCAAAGCGGCTGTTTATGAAGTACTCGTCGGCGTGCTCCATGTCCTTGGTATCCAGGCCGAGCTGCTGGGCGATCCATCCCGGGGTTATCGCGCCCATGCCGAAGAGTCGCTCCCATCGCTGGACCAGGGCTGCCCAGTCCCGGGTGTCGATCTTGTTGAACTGGAAGCGGTAGGCTTCGGCCTCGAGGCCCTGCCACATGATCTTTGTCGTGATGGTCCTGGACATCTCGGCCTGCAGGGGCTCTACGATGCCCTGGACGTAGATCTTGTCGGCCGTCGCGGCCGTGCTCCCGCCCAGGCTCCCCACCTCGGCTATCCCTATGCGGTATGGCGGCATTTTATAGGCGCTGAGGATCTCGTCCCGGAGGCTTTTGTGGTAGATCTGGAAGTGGCCCTCTTTCACGTCCACGGTCAGCGGCTCCCAGGTCACCTTTGCTCCGGGTGCCACTTCCATGACCACCGTCTTGTGGGCGTTGTCTGAGCCCTTGATCTCGTTGTCTATAAAGTCGCTTACGAGCTTGGCGCTGCCCTCTTCCCATTCTCCCTCGAGCAGCACAAAGGCTGCGGGGATCCCATAGTTCTCGAAAAAGGCCAGGTTGAAGTTGCGTACACCGATGAGCCCGAATACGCTGCCCACGGCCGGCAGTACGTTTGGTCGGCCGTAGAAGGTGTTCAGGGCGTAGTAATCGCCCTGGAAGATCATCTCGTTGGCCTTATACTTGCCCCGGCTGCTTTTGTAGTCCTCCCCGGTGTTCTCGTTGACGTCGGTCTGGCTGCCAAAGCGCTTGAACCAGCGCTTGCGGCTGTCGCGGACTTGGCAGTACTTCTCGCGGCTGCGGTGCACCCGGACCGTTTGTGCGGGAGCGTGAAATATGCCGTTGATCTTGCCGTCGGGGCCGCGGCTTATCTCCATGGCCCACCAGCCCACGGTGCCCCGGTCGATGATGCACTTTTTGACCACGTCCTGCAGCGTCTCATCCCTGTTGTTGGGATCGTTGAACAGGTCCTCCGTCTCTTTTTTCTGGTCATCGTTTTCTTTGTCCTCTTCCACCGGCACCAGGGACCAGCCGCCGGCCACGTCAGTCGCGATCTGGCGCACGCAGGCGTCGAAGAAGGTGCAGTTGTCCTGTAGCCAGAGCAGGTTGTTTACGTTGAAGGGCACCGGCACCAGGCCGTGCTCCCTCATCCAGGCGGCGTCGTCTTCTGGCAGCTGCCTGCTCTCTATGACGTTCTCTTTATGCTGCTTCAGGATGCTGAACGGGTAGAGCCCGCGGTCTGTCGCAATGTAGCGGTGGACCTTGCTCAGGCGCTTTGTGCTGCTGCCGCTACGGGATGTGGACTTTGCTCTTTTTTTTGCCATGGGGTTTTTCCTCCTCTTTTGGCTTTTCTTTCTGCGATGTGGCAATGCTCACCCGGGCCTTTTGGGCAGTGCGCACAGCGCTGCGCACCGATAGCGGCTGGGCCGCTTCCTTCATGGTGCGCTTTATCTGCTCTTCAACCTCGTCCTCGTCCTTGGCCTGGAAGGCCGCGAAGTGCCGCGGTATGTTCGCTATGTGCACGCGGCTGCTGCGGATCCGCTCGCCGTCAAAGTGCCAGACCAGCTGGGCAAGGGCGTCCATGCAGTGATCATCGGATTTTGCCGGCTTGCCTGTCTTTTCGTCGATGTGGTAGATGTCGACCTCGTCCAGCGTGTTCGGGCAGCTGCGGGAGATCACGAGTCGCCCTGTCTTGATCCTGGCGTTGACGGCTGCAATGGTTAGCATCTTGGACGTCTCGCCGCTCTTTATGTCTACGTCGTAGGTGCCGCGCAGCTCCTCAATTTCGCGCCGGCCCTCCGGGTCCCCCAGGTAGGGTATGTCTCGCATCGTTTCCGATATGTCCTTGAGGTGGGTCCGGGAGGCGTAGTACTCTTCGTACACGTAGAGAATGTCTTCGCGGGGATCCAGCGCGCCCTTGAGGTTGACGTGCGGGTTGACGTAGCCGAAGTCGGTGCCGCCCTTGCGGGGCCATTCCTTGGGTATGTCGAACGGGTCGCAGATGTTTTCCTCGTCAAAATCGCCGTAGACCAGCCCCTGGAGCTTGCGGAACTGGCCCTCGTAGCGCATGCTGAAGAGGTCGGCGGTCAGCTCGTTTGCGGCCCGCTCCCACTCGCTCTTCGGGTAGAGCGGGTTGTCGATGCTGCTGAAGGTGATCACGTCATAGTCGGCGTTGCCCCGGCGCCAGAGCTGGTAGAAATTTTTGTAGAGCCAGTTCATGCCGTAGGGTGTGGTCGTCAGCAGGGCGCGGCCGCGCTTCAGGCCCAGGCGTGCTTGGATCGCTACCCAGGCCATGTACTTCATCTGGCCGGCCTCATCGAGCCAGGCCGATTTATACTGTCCGCCCTCGAGGCTTTCCGGGCGGTCGGCGGTGCCCAGCCACACGTGGCCCCCCTGGGGCAGGTCGTAGAGGCCCTTCGAGACGCGCAGCTCCCCCTGGAGGTGCGTGCCGCGGAACGTCTCCACGAGCGCCGGCAGCGTTGCCCTGGTCAGCAGCTTGTAGGTCGGCGCCACCACGATGTACTCCTCCTGCGGATCCTCGGCAATCTCGCAGCTCAGCCAGACGGGCCCGAAGAAGGTCTTGCCTCCGCCGGTCCCCCCGATCAGCCCCACGTAGCGCTTTTCACTCAGAAGCGCTCTTTCCTGGTGCTGGTAGAGCTCGACTTGCTTTGTCTCCGGCTGTGATTTTTCTCGTTGCGTTTCCATTGCTCAGTATAATCTCCAGTGGCAGCTTCGTGCCAGGCGGTATCTCCAGGTGCTTGCGGTCCCGCCATATGTCCGGCCGCCGGTTCAGCAGCCAGAAGATGCAGGCTGCCGTGTCCGGGGGCGTGAATTTTTTCACCCGCCTTATGCTCTTTACCCGGTTGGATGGCCTGTCGGATTCGGCCTCGGGCTCCAGCTCAACGTGCACCTCTTCGTACTCGTATCCCAGGGCCCGCTTCAGGAGCGCGTTCTCGACCTCGAAGTCCACCGGGGCCTTTCCTTTTTTTATGGCGTCAGCAAAATCGGGGAACTGCTTCTGGTATTTGTAGTAGGTGTCCTTGGATATGCCCAGCTTGCGGGCAATGTCCTCATCGCGGAGTCCCTGGCGGGCGAGGTCCTCTGCTATCTTGGGGAAGTCCTCTGTGTACTTGAGCTTTGCCACGGGTTATTTCATGTATCCTTGCCTGGGGCGTATGCGGGTGTAGTCGAAGAGCCAGGGGTTGTGCTCAGCCAGGCTCTCTAGTCCCCCGAGCTGTTTTATGGCCTCGAGGGCCTTGTCTATGTGGACGTCGTATTTCAGGGCGAGGATGACGGCGCCGGCTTGCCACTCGACCATGAATCTGTGCCATGCTTCTGGCCATGTGGAGCGGAGGATGCGGTATCCGGAGTTTGTGTACTGGCTGCCGCCTCCGCAGAAGACGCAGCCCACGGTGATGGCGCCGCGGCTACGGGCCGGGTGCTCCTCGAGGGCGTTGCGCTGGATGTAGCGCGCTATGTCGGGGTCGGTCCATCCGGTGAGCGGATTAGCGATCCACATGCGGTCCCTTTGCTGGTAGAAAAGGGCTCCGTCCTTAAGGTCCCGGAGGCCACGGAGCGAGTCGTCAGCTAGGCCGCGCTGTCCTGTAAGCTGCACGGTGCAGCCGAGGTTGCGGGTGAGCCGGCGGGCCGGGTCGATCTTCATGGTCCGGCAGCATTCGGAGACGTTTAGGGCGAAGCCGCGGTCGGGGTGGGCCTGCATCCAGCGGCGGGCGGCCATCTTCCCCAGCATGGGCCAGCCCTTGCGCTGCCATTGCTCCTTGGGCGTAATGCGGGCCCGGGCAGTACGGAGCTCTAGGCCGTAGCGCTCTGCGGTCTGCTCCACAAAGAGCCGGCTTTCCGGGTACTCCATTTGGGTGTCTACCCACAAGAGCGTCGGGCGGATGCCGGCCTTGGCGGCAAGATCAAGCAGGACCAGGCTGTCGGATCCTCCGGAGAATGCCAGGCATATGGAGTCGCCGTGCTCGCTGCGCACGCGATCCAGCATGGTCGTTGCGGTGTGGATGGTGCCGGTGCTTTCAGGCTGCTGCGCCGTTTTTTTTGCTGGGATCGCGTATTCGCGTTCCTCGAGGATCCGCTCCGCGAGGCTTGTCACTCGGCTGCCTCCTGGGCCTCGAGGTCCACCTTTTCACAGGTAGCCCGGATCTCTTTTTCCGAAGGGCCGCCCTGGGCCTCATACCGGCGGATCACCACGTCCACATACACGGGGTCAAGCTCTATGAGCCGGGCCTTTCGGCCCTCGCGGTCCGCTGCTATGAGGGTGGAGCCGCTGCCTGCAAACGGGTCGAGCACGATGTGCCCGGCCTTGCTGGAGTTGCGGAGGGCGCGCTGGATAATGCCCAGCGGCTTTTGGTTCGGATGAAGCATTGACTGAGTTCCGCGGCGCGCCATCTCCCATACATCGGCCTCGTATCTATGGTCAAGAAAGTAGTGGCGGCCGGCATTCCAACCATAGAGTATAGGCTGCCCTTTTTTGGCGCGGTTTTTTCCGTTAATTATCAGCTCATGCTTGTGCCGATAGTCGCCCCAGCCCCTGGAGGTGTTGTTTTTTACCCAAACGATGGCAGTCGAGAACACCATGCCGGCCGCGCGGATGGCGTAGGAGAACACGGGGTAGCTCGGGTAACCGCTGCAGATATAGAAAACGCCGCCGCGCTTCAGGTTTTCCTTTATACGCGTGCAGAATACCACTGAAAATTCGACAAATTGCTCCTCAGTCATGTTGTCTCCGAGAATCGGGCCAAACTTGGTCCCCTGGTAGTTTATGTTGTATGGCGGGTCCGTAAAAACGATATCCGCGCGCTCATCGCCCATGAGGGCGGCGTAGCTGGCCGGGTTCGTGGCATCGGCACAGAGGAGTTTATGCGGTCCAAGAGCATAGAGGTCGCCCATCTGGGAGATCGGTTCGGCCTCAGCCTCTGGCGCCTGATCCTCTTCGCCGGCGTCTATCTTTGGGCCGAATTGATGGAGCAATTCGTCCACAGATAGAGTTCTTCCAAGATCGAACCGGTATAGAGCTGGGTCGATTTTGTCTTTGGAATCGTATACCATCTCTGCCAGGGCCTGATCGTCATACTCGCCTGCGCGGTCGTTGTCCGAGAGGTTGTACTCGAGCTTCTCTGCCTCGCTTTTCGGATGCACGATGCTGATGTCGACCTCGTCAAAGCCCAGCTCCCTCAGGGCCTCGAGGCGCATGTTTCCTCCCAGCGCTACGTAGTGCCGGTTGTCCTTGTAGCAGACCAGCGGCTTGTAGACGCCGAGGTGTGTGATCTGCTTTTTCAGGCGCTCGAAGTCCTTGATTTTGATGTTCCTGGGGTTTTTATCCCAGGGCTTGACGGCCGATAAGGGAACCGTTTTCATCTCGAGTGGTCCGGTTTTTTTCGCCATGGCTTATCCTTTGTCAGCCTTTTTTTTTAGGCCGTTTATAATGAGATCCCGGTTGGCCTTAATGTCCTGATCAAAGCGCGCCGTCGTCTCGCAGCAGTGCTGCTGGACCGCCTCCATTTGGGTTTTTGTGACGGCTACGTTTTTATCGACCTTGACCAGGCAGCGCTTCACGTCGCTCAGCCTCATGCTGATACCGCGCACAGCCTCGGCCCGCGCCATGGTCTTTAGCTGCTGCTTTATCTCCTGCAGGTCCTCTGCCCGGACCTCTTCTCTTTCCTTGTGCTTGCGGCTGCGCAGCCACGCCACCACGATGGCGGTTATGTTGGTTGCGGCCAGCCCTATGAGTCCTCCGGTCACGACTGGTTCTGCCATCAGCGGATCTCCTCGAGCTGGGCGCGCAGGATCTTGATCTCCTGGCGCAGCTGCAGGTTTTTGGCCAGGGCTGCAGCGAATTTGTAGACCAGGCCCTCGGTCACGATGAGGTAGCTGGCATTGGGGTTCTCTTCGGGCTGCCACGTGATCTGGCCCCGATCGATCTTGCCAACGACTCGCTCGCCGCCCAGCGGAACGAGCTGGACCTCAGTCCTCGTACAGGTCAAGCAGCTTAGAGAGAATAGCGTTAATAGCATCCAGGTCGCCGTCCTCCAGCGCCTGGAGGAGTGCCTGTTTGTCTTCATTCCATTCCTCCTGGATCTCGGTGAGTTGTTTTTTTAGCTTGGTAAGCTCGCTGGGCTTCAGCAGCGGTAGCAGCTGCAGAATCAGCTTCAGCACCAGGCTTAGCTCTTCGGCCATGTCGGTCCTCCCGGTGGATCATGCCGGCGCCTCGGCAAACGGATCCACGATTTTGTAGTCGGTTCCCCTGTACGAGACGGGGCGCATCTTGACGAACGCGTCGTGCTTGATCGCGTCGGCTACGGTGAGGGTGGTGCTGCCTCCGCCGCTGGCGCCTATGGTGTGATGCTCGTCAACGGCCATCTCCACATGCCTGGCCCTGCCGTCCCTCATCCAGAATACCAGACAACCCGGGCCGAGCGTCTCTGTCTTCTGGTGCTTGTATCGCAGGTAGAGACCGTGGGCAGTGTCATCGAATGTATGGGCCAGAAGGCCTACGGCTTTCAGCACCTCGATGACCAGGCCGCTGCAGTCGAAGCCGCTCGGGTCGTTTCCCCCCCAAAGATAAAAAGTGCCGATCCACAGCGAGAGATACCACACCGCTCGTTCGCGTAGTGTGTTGCTGTTCGGCACCGGCGCCAGCTCCTGTGCCTACTTTTAACGCATGGCTATACTTGTTGTCAAGAGAATTTATCGCGGGTCGGTGGGAGCGGAGAAAAAAAAGTCCCCGCGGGGGGCGAGCCCGCGGGGGCTGGAAGAAGTTGCTCAGTTAGTTTCTATCTTCATCCCGAAAACGTCATGGCTCCTTTTGGTTTTCGCCGTTCACCTCCTGGGACAGCGCGATGGCGTTCCGCAGGCCGGCGGTGTCTTCGCCGTCGATACGCAGCACTTCGCGCTCTATTTTGGCGCGCACGTCGGACGGCACGCGCCTTTTGAATCCGTTCAGATAGAGCCAGAGCCAGGCCGGCTCCAGGCCGTTGGCCCGGGCAGCCTCGGCTATGAGCTCAAGCGGGATGTGCGCCATTCTACTTGTGCTTCTGCACGAGCTCCTTTAGCGCTTTCCACCTTCCGTTACACAGGCCCCAGGCCCATAGGCCGTAGAGTATAAACCGGCCGGTGGTCATCATGGCGGCCTGCGTCAGCACGAAGTACGTCACGCCGGCTGATATCAGCCCGGTCAGCGCGTACATGATGGCGTGCCTTGCCAGCGGGGTCCAGTCGTCCCAGTCTTTGAAGATCTTCTTGATCCCATTCTTGATCAGCTGGACGATGCCCAGCAGCCCTATCCCGAATACGGTTTGGATGGCTGCTACCAGGCCCTCGTCGAGCTCAAAGGGGAAGTCCCCGGTGTCCTGGCCGGCTAGCGCCGCCAGCGGCAGCACCAGCAGAGCCAGCACAGCGATTGTCGCAACTCGTCTCATTTCGGTTGCCTCCTTTGTTTTGAATTTATCTCCGCGTGACCACGGTGGTTTCCATCCACACGCGCACGCCGGGAATGCTTGTCTCTTCGCCCAGGGCTCGGACAACCTTGCCGATTTTTACAGTGTCGGGCATCAGGTATTCCCTGGGCAGCTTGGTGGCATCAACGATCTCCCACTTCGGCTTTTTAACCGTGTGGGTGTGGGCCAGCTTTGTTTTCTCTGGCACCTCGATGTCGGGCGCCTGTTCCTCGATGCTCGTTATGAGCTCATCGGCCTTGGCGTTGTCTCCGGCTTCCTCGGCCTCGAGCGCCTCTGCAAGCTTGGCCTCTTCTGCTTCGGCTTGGGCGGCGAGCTGGCGCTTGCGTTCCTCTTCGGCCTTGCGGCGCTCCGCTTCCTTGGCCTCCAGGTAGGCGCCCACCACGCTTTTCACCATGCGCTCGGCCTGCTGGAGCGGATCCAGGTGCCTTTTTTTCTGAGCCAGCGCCTCTTTCCATGCGGCGTGGTTGCGCTTGATGATCGGATCGAAGGTGTCGTTGACCTCGGCGGTCAGGCCCTTGATGGCGCCCAGCACCTCGTCTGCAGCCCTTAGGTCTTCGTCGGTCTTGACTGAGATCTCGGCTGCCCGGTCCGGCGCTTTGAATACACGGGCCAGGCGCTTCGATGCTTCTGTCGTCAGGTTAATTGTCATGTCTTCCTCCTTTGTTTTTTTCGGCCCTGCGCCCTGTCATGTCCTTTATGGTCGCAGTGGCCGTGTCTGTTTTTATGCCTATCATTCGACTATCACCCCAATTTCTTCGAGCATCTTCCTGAGAAACGTATGCGGTGGGGTGAGGTAACCATACCCTGTTTCTTGCCCAAACCCCTCCACCCACTTGGCGATAAACTCAGGACTCACCCGTACCCTCTGCCTCTCCTGTATCATCTCGTAAATCTGCTCACCCGACTTGTACCACCACTCGATTATCTCTTTGAGCTGGGCATGGGCTTGAATAGCCAAATCCTGAGCTTCGTCATCGGCAGCATTTGGGATATATCTATCAAAGACTTTTTTCAATATGTGTACCAACCCCTTTTCCCCTAGCTTCTCACTCATCGCTTGCCTCCTTTTCTCCATAATATGAAAAAGCTATCCCCAATTCTCCCTCTACTCTGTGTCCATATTTTTTTGCATGAATTTTCGCAATCGCTTGTGCGTTTTTATAGCTGTATGTTTCCCAGCCACAGTCTATACATCGGACATGTCCATGAATAACACCATATTTATATTTCATCCCTCCTCCTCTTCCTCTATACGCCCCGATTCTACGGGGGTACAGGGTCTATACTTTGGACAAACATCACGCAGATACCTTGATATGCAATGACTCCCCTCCAAAATACAATGCAAATCTTTCTCATGGATACAGCAATCAGATACTTTACTCATGATCTCCTTGCTGAGCCTGATTACCTCAGGTGTGATGTCACTTTGTTTCATCGGTTACCTCCTCAGTAGAATTGGGGGCAATCATGGATAGATGGGTATCCACAGCCATCGTCCCATCCCGACTCATATCATGCGACAACGGGAAATAACGCCCGTCTTTCTGTCTATTGTGCTGAAACAGTGACAGCATCCAGACCGTCAGTCGTTTACCACTCATGCCCCCGTTGGTTGACTTCATCCAATTACCCAAAATAACCACTTATAAATAACTGTCTTATTCCCTTTGAGTGTTAATCTTTTGGGAATTAAATAGTAAATACCATTGAGAGTGATAATATTTTGCTTTGTGTATTTTTATACTCATTTCTTCACCACCTCCAAAAGTGCGGAGAGTAGGGCTTCGTGGGGGCTTGATTTCGAAACGTGCATCTTAGTGGTAGCTGTACCCTTATAAATTCCAACCTCATACCACAAAAGCATGTCCCTCATTAATATCTGCTCGTCTAACTCTCTCAACTTCTCCAAACAATCCGAGATGGAGGGAATGGGGA